ATCCTTCTCCATTACTTGCTTTATGTATATACTTGATAAAATCGGCTAAACCCATTTCCCACCATTGAGTAATACCTCTTGGTATTTCATAATTACTGTTTTGAAATGAATGTCTTTCTTCATCTGTGCGACGAGGATACGAAGAACCCAAAAAATCTATAATTTTTTTAATTTGATTCATTTTAGTTTTATAAGATTACCACTGTTTACGTGAGTGACACCAAGACATGTTTTTGGTTTGTAAAGGTTTTAAAACAAGTGGATTAGCACTTCCATCTCTTTTCACAGTTGAGACACGTGACAAAGGTTGTCATGGGTTCATCTGCAGATCTCGTCTGCATTTGGTAATACGTCGTCTTCTTCGACTTACACTTGGAGCACGTGAAGACACCTTCAAACTCCTCCTTGTTCACCTTGAGCTTCTTAAGATCCTCCTCCCTGAGTTTGTGTGTGGTCCTCGCATGGATACCCTCGGGTTGCATACCAGACGCAGTCATCAAGGCAATGGTGCTCGACTTGATTTCCTGTGAAAGAACACCCTGACGAAACGTTTCTGAATTCTTCAAGTTGTAAATGATTGAAGAGTACCGCAACTTGTAACGATCCTTGAACGTGGAAGACTCCCACGACGGTGGATCACTCATCTGTTTTGAACGCCTGATGGCCCAGTTGTACACTGACTTTTCCATATTGAAGGGAATCTGGTGATCCACAGGTAGATTCAGGGTCGAAGCAAACTTGGCAAGCACGTGATTGCGAATGGAATTCATGGCGACGTTTACTATTGGGATTGAAAAACGTGAGTGAGTCTCAGACACGTTTTTGGGAAGGTGACTTTTTAAAGTAGCCCTGGGTCACGATCGGCTTTTAGACTCCATTCTTGATATCATCGTCGGTAATTCGCGGAACCATGGTTCGGTAGAGACTCCTGATATTATCTAGGGCAGTGTTGGCGTAATCGAAAATCCACTTGTATTGTTCATCAAAGGCTTGTACATCTTGGTTTGTCGCACATGTATTGAGGATATCAGTGCCAACATTGACAAACATTTCGAGAATATCACGGATACTTTTTTGCTTCTCTCGCGCCTTTTCGTTACATTGGATACGATACTTGAATTGATCCTCAGATATCGCACCCAACATGTACTCTATTCGATTTCGTTTATTTGGATCTTCTTGATCGCGTCGTTGCACAAAATGCCTGTCACATCTGATGTGACAAATCAGGCGATGAAACTTCCAGGCGGGATCGTGATTCGGGAGACGATGAAGCGCGGGAAGAAAGTTTCCGTCACACGGGTTTCTCCCAAGAGACCCGTGTTGTCTCACGTACTCGTAATAGTGTGGATTGTGAATAACACCCTTTTCAATCTCACCCGTGTTCCAGTCAAATGTGGTGTGACACTCGATGCACCACATCTGGGGACACCCAGCTGATCGGTATATCAGAGTCCCGCACGTGGGACACCCCTTGGTATCACTTCGGATCAACTTGACCGTCTCGACAGTAGCCGGATCACACTCGTGACCGGAAACCTTTTCCTCATTACAAGACTTGCAGATATCCTTGGAACACAGATCGCAGTGCCACTTGCTATTCAAAAACCCTTTGCATCCAGTCGAGGGACACTTGCGAATCAACTTTTTCTTTTTCTTTTCCTGACCCCGATGTTTCTCTAGGAAGCGACTGTAAAATGTATCAATCTGATACACCTCTGGCGGCATGACAACTCGGCGAATGCCGAGCGCCATCGCATTGTGTTTCGCCTCTTCGATAAACCCACGTCGTAAAGAAACAACCTCGCGTCTGACACGTTCAATGATAACATCTGGTTGAGTCGCTGGCATGAGTCCTTGTTCCCTTTCAAACAAGATGTTCTCCCGGTGTCGCTTAAAGTCACCAAGCACGAAACTTCTTGGAAGAATTTTAAAGAGCGTGACTCGGTCCCACGCCTTTGAACAAGACATACAATGGGCATCCTTTGTGGTGGATGTCAGATACTGTTTTTGACATCCGACACAGGTAAGATACTGACAATAGGGACACGTGACTGGGGACTGGATCGATTCGCAACACACGGAACAATCCTCTTGGGACATTTTTCTATACGGCACACTTTGACGTGAGCAAATTTCAGACAACTTTTTTGACTTGATGTAGTATGGTCAAGTGTGTCTTAATTTCAGAAGAGGAACACCACTTTACTGAAATAAAAACGAAACTCGGACAGGATCTCTACACGATACTTAAAGGAACTGCGACGTTCGTGGGTCAGTGGCCCGAACTCGACGTTGTTATCCTTCGTTGCGAAAAGTCACCGTTTGACTTGATGATAAACAGGAACCGACTCCCAGAGCCTTTTGATAAAGAGGTGATTCAAGGACCCGTGCTCTTGGTTAGGATGGATCAGCGCGCTGAACCGCAGGATTTCACACTTGCAGAATTTTTAGATTTTTTGGAACAGTACGAAGATTGAGTGGCTAACTCAACTCTTTGATGTTGTTCTCTATTGTCTTTGACGGGATCCACGCAGTACCCTCGAGGACAGCCATCGAGTACTTCATGGCGAGTGAAAACATCACGTCGACCCAATCGAGAATCTCCTTTTTTGCAACTTGGATCCCAAACGGGTTTGCGTTCATCAGGGTATCTGGAGCCTGACCGTTCTTTGTCGCCAAGTGAATAGCCTTGAGCCACTGAACGTGGCTCTCTTTCGTGACATCAAAGGCGCGTGAAAATCTTTTTGAGAGTGACTCACTCATTTGTGGTTTTGTGCGTCTGGTTTTTAAGTGATTCGATAAGAACCCCGGCTCGTCACTTGATTTTTGACGCCACACACTTCTCCAACTTTAAATCAAACACAAACTCATGTGTACACCCGTGTTGTTCTGGTAAGCGGTGACTCAGACAAAACACCTTGGAACACCGACACTTGCACATAACCTCGTTGACGAGTGGAATCTTTTTGTTGCACATGTCGCACTTCATAAGAACCAAGTGACACAGATTACTTAACAGTACTAAGGATCTACCTCTTAATACTGTCAGAGATGGTGGTGACACTTGCACATCAAGCTCTTCTTGCACACGTTCGATCAGGGACTCTCCTCGATCAATCCGACCCCGTGATTCAAGATCAACTCTTTTCAGTCAGACTCGAAAAGAAGAATCACCTCGAACGAATGAAGAAGATTCGTCAAGATATTGGTCAGACGAAGAGCAAGGCGTACAAGTACGCAAACTTTCGGGGCGTGGCCCCAGTCAATTATTACGTGATTGACAAACTTGTCGTGGAAATTTCGGAACAACTCTTCGATGTCTTCACTTGGGACACGGCAAAGACCGCGACGCAATCAGCGTGGAAAGAGTATTTCCACGCCCTGTATGAACTTCTCGTCATTGACAGGAGTGATCACATTGGCAATCTCATCATGATGAAGGCGATCATCGGGTACCACAACGTCCTTGAACCTCCAACGTGTGAACCCGGTGTCAACGACACGGTGATTCACAACTTGAAGAGACTTTTCGCGATCTTGAAAGTTGAACAAGTTCTCGCAGCAAGAGCCATTGGTGATCTCAACTTTCAAATCAAAGAGGGTGTCCGAATGGCGATTGAGGTCCAAACCGATTTGTCGAATCAACACCGAGAACTCAGGATCCTTGGCGAGGAGGTTAGTGTTTTTAATGAGATCCTGAACATAGGTGGTGAAACTTTGAGTTAAAAACGTACACTTCTAAATAAACAAAACACAATGGTCCCAGAGTGCCGCATTGATGTTGAACAAGTACCTGTTGTTCACCATGAATATCGCATCCGGTGTTCATGGTGCACACCGTCCATTATTTGCGCGGTACTGTCCACCATATTTATAATCTTTTTTCTAGCATTCATGGCGTACTACATCATATCCCAGATGTGAATCACTCTGAAAATACAGATAACTGCCGAGCACTCGGATCAGTCACGTTTGTCCACCGCGGTCTCCAAATCTCCGAAATGAGGTGATCGTGGTCCCCAAATGATTCCCAAAAAAGTTCGCGGTAAAAAGCCTCCTCATGTGTCTGCGGTTTGTTCACCTTGGCCTTTTCTTGAATCATCCGGAACTCTTCATCAGTGATAATAGACTTGGTGTACTCCTTCACGGAATCCACCCAATTGTACCCAACGGCGTCACTCATTCCATTCTTTTGGCGCCACACAATCTCGTCTGGAAGAAACCCTTGATAGAGTTCACGAAGGACTCGTTTTTCTGGCTGACTCTTTTTAAGTGACTGATCCATCGTCATTCCCATGTGAACTACGGTTCGATCGAGAAAGGGGACGCGGAGTTCGAGACCGTGCGCCGCCATGCACCGATCCGCTCGAAGTCCGTCAAACTGATGGATGAGTTTGAGTCTTCGTCCACACTCCTTTGAAAGATCTTCAACACTCGGGGCCCCGTGGAAATAAAGGTACCCTCCAAAGAGTTCATCGGATCCTTCACCGGAGAGAATGACTCGACAATCCGTGTTTTCTTTGATCCACTTGGCAAGGAGCCACATGGGTGTGCTCGCTCGAATGGTGGTTGTGTCGTAGGACTCGAGGGTCCTGATCACGTCGTCGAGAACCGCGAGACCTTCGTCGACCGTGAAGATGATTTCTGTGTGATCAGTGTCGAGGTACTTGGCGACGACTCTGGCAGCTTTGCAATCAGGTGAATCCGGCGACGTTCCAATGGAAAAGGTTCGTATCTTCATTTCTGGAAAGTACCATTTTGCGATTGACACGACGAGACTGCTGTCAAGACCCCCTGACAAGAGGAACCCCATGGATCGATCTGTGTTTTGAATGCGTCGAATGACAGCCTGATCGAGCTGCGCCTTGATAATTGATGTATCAGTAGGATTGGTATCAACGTCCCAAAAACATGGATACCAACACGCAAAGACATCAACAGATGAATCGTACACATGTCCAGGTGGGAAGATTTCGACACGTGTTCCAAATTGCAAAAGAGCCTTGACCTCACTCGCAAAGGCAATGCCTTCGGGGAGTCTGGTGTAAAACAGGGGCCGAACACCGAGGGGGTCTCTGGACGCGAGAACCTTTTCACCGTCTGTGTAACAAATGGCGAATTCTCCGAGGAGTTCACGACTCGCGTTCATGATTCCTCTTTTTTGAATCAAGGGTATGAGACAAGCGCAATCGGAGTCTCCGTGCTTTGGAAAGTCTTGGTGATTATAAATCTCACCATTGCACATGAGCGCACACGACCCCTGAACAAAGGGTTGCATCCCCTCGTCTGAAAGATCGTTTATTGCGAGACGTGAAAACTCCATAGTGCACTTCCCAATCTGAATGACTCTTGTCGCATCTGGTCCCCTGTGTTTCAGGGTCCCGAATTGGATCGTGGATCGCCCGAGGACACAAAGGATTCCACACATTCCTATCAGGGTCTTTGGAACTTTTTATCAAACTGTGACGCAAGGCTACGATCGGTTTAAAACTTTCCCACGCAGTGACACTAATGCTTCGTGCCCCGTCGTGTATTCGCTGTGTGTACTATCGACCACTCGAGGATCGTCTCGGGTACTGCAAAATCTTTCATTGCGTCGAGAACGCTCGGGCCAACGAGACACTTTGTGGGAAATTGGGCAAGTGGTTCCGAGACCAAGTGCGGAGCACTTGTGATAAAGATCTTTTGAGTCGAGACCAAGTGCGGAGTGACCCAACTAAAAAAGAACCCTGCAACTTGCTCAAGTAAGAATGAGTGACGAAGAGCTCGAGGATGTGTACACAAAGGGCAACACCATCTTCTTCTTTTGCGACGTGACGACCAAGTCCTCGAGGGATCTTTGTCGCGAGCTTCACAGACTTTCCCTCAAGCACGACACTATACGTGTCAACATCCGAAGTGACGGGGGGTGCATGTACGGTGGTTACGCGGCGATGGATTGCATCAGAAGTCTTGTGGAGTCGGGGACCAAGGTGGAAACGATGGTGCTCGGATACTGCGCTTCGGCCGCGGTTGACATTTTCTTGGCGGGGTCACATCGAATGATGGGTCGAAACTCGTACGTGTTGATTCACCAGTTGTCGGTGGACATTGGCGGCACGTACAACACGCTCAAGGTGGAGATGAAGAACAATCGCAAGTTTATGCGTCACGCGCGAAGAATTTGTCAAGAGTACACGAGGATTCCACCTGATGTTCTTGAAAAACTCTTGAAAGAGGACCGGAACCTATCCGCAAGAAAGTGTCTCCGTTACGGGATCGCCGACGAGTTGGTGTGAGAAACGATTGACATGAGTATTTGTTCAATAACTTGTTCCTTTTGAGGATCCATGAATTGCTTCATGAATTCCTGACCATTTTTTGTGATAGTTTGACATTCTTCATCGTGTGCTCGACACCACTCGAGTTTTTCTGGAAGATCTGAAAAGTCGCGGGCCACTTCAACATAGTGATATCCAGGTACCAAGAATGGTTCACAGAGCCACGAGTGATACCGCGGCACAGGCATCAAGGGCACTGAATTGGACGCGAGAACCCAATTCAATGAGCTTGACTTGTCATTCCCATCGACGACTGGGAGATACTTGTATTTCAAAAAAGTTTCAATAGGGGCGACACCCTTGAGATACTCTCGCAGGTACCCCGGTTCACTGTGCGCATCTTGAACATATTGCGAAAATCCAACATCAAAGGTACCGATGAACCGTTTCACAAAGTCTAACCGAACACCGTGACTGGTATCTGCCCCGCGCCAAAAGATTTCAGACCTCTTTTGGTCCCATGGGGGGTCTTCGTGTTTCCACACGTCCCCCCAGTGACGCCGGCTGTCGAGATTGGCAATGACACCGTGCGTTCCTTCTTTACGAACTTTTATCAAAATGGGAAACTTTGTTTCTGTGTACGTTGCGTCACCACAGTTGACAAAAAATCGTTTTGTTTTCGAGAGACTCAACAAACGATACACATCCAACGGATACATGGTCCCAGGGTGAACACTCGGTGAGTAATCTCCAGTGACAAGAACTGGCTTGTCGTATCCGGATTTTCCATCTTCTGGTTTTTGTGCTCGAAGATCACAATCACCGACATAGTACTTGACTCGTTCTTTAATACTGAGAGCCATGTATTAAAGAAATAATGATTCGTATTCTTTAATGAGCCGCATATTCTTCACTGAGTACTACAAATTTCAATTGAAGGCTCGTGATGAGGAGGTTCTTACTTCTATCAGAAACAACTTGAAAGTTTTTGATAAGGTGGTCACGGTTCACGATGGCCCCCAGTGCCCAATTGAAGGAGTGATCAATATCGACATTTCTAAAAGAGCGACATTCAAAACATTATTTGAGATTGCAAACAGTTTTTCAAAACCAGGTGACACCGTTGTCGTCTCGAACTCTGACATTTATTTCGATTCATCTTTGAGTAATCTCGGGGTTCTTGATTCAAACACGTGTGTCACTCTTACACGATACGAAGATGGTACATTGTACACGGATGATTTAAAAGGTTCACAGGACTCTTGGATCTTTACGAGTCCAATCAGGGTCCCAGAAAAATCTGATTTCTTTTTTGGGATTCCGGGATGCGACAATCACATATTGTATTTACTGAAGAACATCGGGTACCACATTGAAAACTTTTGTTATGACATCAAGAGTCACCATCTTCATTCTTCGGCTTTTAGAACAGCTACCCAAAAAGATCGAATCGGGGATCGCCTTGTGTATCACTACATTGAACCGAGGTCTATGAAGCTTCGTGAACCTTCGAGCTTTTGTACAATTGCGACAAATACATGCATTGATGAGTTTGTTGCCCACGTGTGTTCTCTTTTTCGATGGCACCCGGGTGTACCTATTTACGCGATAGTGGACAGTGAGACTGAGGCCTCCGTAAAAGAGTGGCTTCCTTTTGTGAATCTCATCATGTATTCAGAACTAGATGAGTTTTCAGGAAAAACTCGAGAGCAAATGGAACAAAAAGGAACGTGGACTCGATTTCAGATGCTCAAGTCAAGGGCGATCAGTCTTGCATTATCCAAAGAAAAAGATGTCTTGTATCTCGATAGTGACATTCTCGTTCTTCATAAACTTTACATCGACCCGACATATGAGATTGGATTGAGTCCGCATTTGATTCGTAAAGAATTTACTGACAAGTACGGGTACTACAACGGTGGAATGCTGTGGACACGCGCGCCCTCTGTATGCGACGATTGGAACGAGGCTTCGAAAACGTCTCGATTTTTTGATCAAGCAGCGCTTGAAGAGCTTCCGAAAAAGTACACCACATTCGAATTTGATGAAAGTTACAATGTGAGTTGGTGGAGGATGAATCAAAGTGATACACCGCCCAAGTTTAATCTAGCTGGAGGTCCTTGTGTTGGAGAAAAGTTTATAAAGTGTGTCCACACACACTTTGCCAATCAAGAGTACGCTCGGTTCAATCAGGTGATCATTCAGATGTTGGTGAATTCCAGACAATGGGTTGAACTTCTTTTAATCGAGAGGATCATCAACAAGAAATGGGTCCTCCTTCGACCAAAGCAGCCACTGCCTTTTCCGCATGAACACACAAACGACAGTTTTCGAGAACTCATGCCAATGTTACAAAAAGGAGACGTTATCACATGTGATGCATCCGGTATCACAGTCCCACGCCTTGGTCAATTTGTGTGTCTATATGATCGAGACACTGCAGGTTGGTTAAATGATGAATCAAAAAAATCGATTAAAACATTTGTGGGAAATCTCGACGTCCAAGATGACTTTGGTGACAACCCTACGTTTTCTCCTTGGGTGTACTGGCCACGACACCCGAAAATCATAGAAACATTTCTTGAAAAAGCACACTCGGAGACACGTGATATCAAAAGTATATTCATTGGAAACATTGAAAATGACGTACAAAAGTCTAGAAGATCAGAAAAGTGGTCACGCGTTATTGAGGTGTTCCACTTGACAGAAAGTAAACAAAAGAAATTCACACAAGAAGAGTACTTGAGGCTTTTGTCAAGATCGCGTTATGGGTTGTCTATGATGGGTTACGGGGTTAAGTGTCACCGTGAGATTGAACTCATGGCACTTGGAGTTGTACCATTGATCCTAGAGGGAGTCTCTACAAGAAGTTATCAAGAGCCTCTTGTTGAAGGCGTTCACTTCTTCAGAATCAAGGAACCAGAAGATGTCACAAAAATCATCGAGTCAACCAGTGAGTCACAGTGGCAAGAAATGTCACTCGCGGGACAAGATTGGTTCATGCGAAATGTACACAGCAAGAATATGTGGCACACCTTTCTAAAAAGAATACTGTGCGTTTAGTTAAAAAGAGTTTGAACAAGTTCATATATGATTCCCAAAAGAATCAATCAAGTTCTCATTGTCGATGGTTTCGAACTCCCAGTTGTGCCACCTGCTTTTGCGAGAGCTATGGACTCGTTTAAAATTGTGAACCCTGATTTTGAATACAGATTGTTTTCGGGTAGTGACTGTCGCAAGTGGATAGAAGACAACTATGATACAAAGTATCTGAATCTCTTTGACAAGTTGATTCCGTACACGTACAAGTGTGATTTTTTCAGATTACTCCTGTTATTAAAAGAAGGTGGCTGGTACTGTGATGCGCGTCAGGTGTGTCTCGAACCACTTCAGAATTTGACAGCCACGGGTCACGAGTTTTACGCAGCCTTATCAAAACAACCAAACCGTGATTGTATGGAGAGTGCCTTTATGGGTGTTGTTCCTGGGCACCCGATATTAAAAAAGAGTGTTGACCTCGTCGTTTGGAACATTGAACATGAACACTATGGACTCGATTGTATCTATCCTACTGGCCCGGGTGTTCTTTTCCAAGGGGCCATTGATTACATTCGCAGGAATCCTACAAAGTGTTGTATAGGTCAGGTGGTTCAGGTGTCCGTGACCCCACAAGAGGAGTACATCATCTTTTTCAAAAAGAAGTGGATCCGACGAAAATACAATGATGCGTCAGGTGCAGATAATTCAGACATCAAGGGAACAAATCACTATGGGGACCTTTGGAGATCATGGAACGTGTACAGAACCGATTAAAGACAAGGCGCGCACTTTAAAATAATGCCTTCGGCTGTCGTCACCGGTGTCACTGGCCAAGATGGTTCCTATCTTGCTGAGTTTCTCCTCGAAAAGGGCTACGAAGTCTTTGGTATCGTCCGCAGAACCACGAGCAATCCGAGGTTCGGAAATCTTCGTGGCGTCATTGGGAACCCAATGTTTCACATGTGCGAGGCTGATCTCCTTGATCAATCGAGCATCGTGAAAGTCTTTGAACGCGTCTCTGGGGCTGAAAAAATCGAGGTTTATAACCTCGCAGCCCAGAGTCACGTGGCGACATCCTTTGCGTGTCCGCGGTCCACCGTCGAGATCAACTCCATCGGGACCCTGAATCTCCTCGAGTCCATCAAACAACTCGGATTGATACCCAAAGTTCGCTTCTATCAGGCGTCAACGTCTGAAATGTTCGGTCAGGTCCAGGATGTGCCCCAGACTGAAAAGACGGTGTTTTGGCCGCGGTCACCCTATGGCGTCTCGAAACTCTGCGCTCATTGGCTCGTCAAGAATTATCGCGAGTCCTTTGGTCTCTTTGCCTCGTGCGGGATCCTGTTCAATCACGAGTCTCCGAGACGAGGTGACATGTTTGTGACTCAAAAGATTGTCAAGGGTCTCCGGGCAGTCTTCTCGGGGGAACTCGAAACACTTGAAATCGGAAACCTCGAGGCCAAGAGGGACTGGGGTCACGCCAAGGATTACGTTCGCGCCATGTGGATGATTCTTCAGCACCATGAGCCCGACGAGTTTGTGGCCTCCATGAATGAGCAACACTCTGTCAGGGAATTTGTGGAGACGGTTCTTCGGATCATGGGAAAGACCTTCGAGTGGAGGGGCACCGGAATCAACGAGGAGTGCATCGTCGATGGCCGACCAGTCGTCAGGGTCTCTGAGGAGTTCTATCGCCCGTGTGAAGTTGAGACGCTCTTGGGTGACTCGACAAAGATGAGGGTCACCCTCGGATGGAAACCAGAGTTTGACTTTGAGGGACTTGTCAAGAACATGGTTTTTTTCTAGAAAAATAAGATGACACACTATATCATGGTCCTTTATTTTGATATTGGAGCGAATCATGGAAGATGGACACAGGCGAACCTGAAGAAAGACGTTCATATCATCGCTGTCGAGGCGTCGCCTGTGACCTTCTCGATACTTCAGAAAAACGTGGGGTCCACAGCTACCATTCTACACGCCGCAGTCTGCAACAGTGTTTCTCCGACCACCACTTTTCATCATTGCACGTGTGATGTACTTTCGACACTGAATAAAGAGTGGTTATCTGACCCCCGTTCTCGTTTTGCCAATTCGCAATATTCGACAATTGAAGTTCCGACAGTGACACTAGATGCACTGATAAGTCAATATGGAGTCCCTGATTTATTGAAGATTGATGTTGAAGGGGCAGAACACATAATAATTAAAAGTTTAACCACAAAAGTACCAGTTCTTTGTTTCGAGTGGGCAGCAGAGTGGAAGAAAGAAAACGCTGAATGCCTCGATTACTTGACATCGTTGGGGTTCACTAGGTTTCACGTTCAAGTGGGAGACAAGTATGATTACAGACCACCGCATTTTGAATTAGACGTCGAACAGGTGAAGCAGGTGTTCGACAAAGCCGTGAATAAGGTGGATTGGGGCATGTGTTGGTGCAGTTAAAGAGTTTAATCTTGATACTCATTAAATGCTGTCTCAGATTATGGAAAAGTTTGGAAGTGACAAGAGTGGGCACCATCACAATTATACCGACGTATACAGCGACTTGTTTGAAAAGCGCAGAATGGAACCTCTTCGTGTCTTTGAGGTTGGTCTTGGTACAAACAATACTGATGTGCCTTCCAATATGGGAAAGGATGGTAAACCCGGTGCTTCACTTCGTGGTTGGGCTGAATACTTTCCAAATGCCCAGATTTTTGGTGCAGACGTGGATTCGAGAATCTTGTTCGAGGAACCAAGGGTGAAGACATATTTTGTTGATCAGACAAAACCAGACACTATAAAGTCACTGTGGAGTAACCCCGAACTCGAAGAAGGGTTTGACATCATCATAGATGATGGCTTACACGAACACTTTGCTAATAAAACTTTCTTTGACAATAGTTTTCATAAGCTCAAAAGTGGTGGGTACTATATTATCGAAGACATTTACAATGTGAAACAATTTGAAAATTGGGGTCACGGAGCAAGGATTGTATCATTGCCTCATGAGAAAAACACGCACGACAATAATTTACTCATTATACTTAAAGAATAAAACCTCGTGATGAATAAATGCTTTTCAATCAAAGTGTTGTAAAGCAATACGTGAATGATGTCACCGGTGTCTTTCACGTCGGGGCTCACGATTGTCAAGAAGACTCCTTTTATAAACAGTTTACAAGTGACATCATTTGGCTAGACGCCATTGAAGAAAAGGTCGCACAAGGAAAAGCAAAGGGACACCGGGTGTTCCACGCGACTGTGACTGATAAAGACGATGAGGAAGTTGTGTTCAAGATAACAAATAACGAACAGTCGTCGAGTGTTCTCGATCTTGGTACTCACGCGACTGAACACCCTGATGTAGTCTTTGTCAAGGAGGTTTCACAAAAGAGCATCACAGTTGACACCTTTTTCGAAAGGAATGGAATTGATCCCAGTCGGTACACCTTTTGGAACTTTGATATTCAAGGCGCGGAACTTTTGGCGCTCAAGGGTGCAAAAAAGTCACTTCAGTACGCCAAGGTTCTCTATCTCGAGGTGAACACAAAGGAGCTTTACAAGGGGTGTGGGCTCATTGGTGACATTGACGAATTTTTAGCTGGATACAACTTCAAAAGGGTCCAGACTATGGTAAATCATCATGGGTGGGGAGACGCAATTTACATCAAAACTGGTTTAAAAGAATAAAAAAATAACATTCATATGGTTCTCGATATTAAAGAGTCTGACGAGTATATTAAACATCTTATTTTATCAAAAAAAGTGTTTTCTATCGCACGAGTTGGGTTTGTTGAGATTACCGCTCTATTGCATCCAGCACCTCATTGGCTCTCACAACTTGATAGAAATGCTGGTATTTACAACGTGACTCAAAAGTGGTTTGATTTGTACAAGGAGTGTATCTTGCACTGTGACGCATTTGCAGTTATAACAGGCGCACTTGAAAGAGAACAGAGGGTGATACAACACCCGTATAAACTCGACTATTTAGCACTTGAACCATTTTATCGTCTCAAAGACGGAGACTCTCCATGGAGTCACTCTCTTTTAGGTAAAAAGGTTCTCATTATTCATCCATTTGTCGAATCATTTCAAAAACAAAAAGATTTTAAAATGTTTGGTGACCGCCACGTCTTTCTTGAAGGTCAGGAATTTGTCTTTTATAAATCGTTTCAGACAAGTGCCGGAAATCATCTTCACACAAGTTGGGAGGAAACATTCTCAATCATGTGTCAAGACATTCAAAAGTTGGATTTCGACATTGCTTTGCTTGGGTGCGGGGGGTACGGATTGCCTCTTGTCAACTTTATAAAGGGAACACTTGGAAAATCAGCCATTTATATAGGTGGTGGACTACAGCTCCTGTTTGGAGTCATGGGAGGTCGATGGGAAAAGAGTGACTTTTGGAAAAATCAAGACACCTCACATTTTATCCGACCATCTGGCGACGAACGAACAAAAAATTACCACGTTATTGAGGAAGGGTGTTATTGGTAACCATATTCCAATCAGTCGCTTCAAATATAGGCCCGTGCCAAATATTGTAATCCTTGGGATTTGGGTACCATCGGTGACTCTTTGTGGCAAAGAGACCCAAGATCCATGAAAAGGTCCCGAGAGACATCACAACGTGACGACATGTTCGCCCAAAGAGCCACGTTGTGACCTCATCTTCATTAAAAGGAATTGCACCGTACTTGTTCACAAGTGTTTTACAAACCTCGTGATCAGGAGAGTCTGATGTAACATACAGTTTTCCAGTGTACTGTATCTGGGAAAGAACTTTTTCATAGTAGTTTAGTCTCGGTGTATTGTTCAGATGACTCACGTCACCTAGACGCACGTGCATAAAAACATCATCGTTCACATCAAACTCAAATTCTGGCATGTATTCAACGAGACACCTTGCAATCTCAGTCGTTTGACAATACAAGAATTTAAAAGCCACATGAGACGCCAACTCGGCTTCGCCTTTTAAAAGTTTGTGAACGTATTCATCAGTTGCGTCTACAACAGGAAGTGACCGGTTGTCGCTCTCATTTTTCGAGGGGAACCCCAGCCGATTGAGTGTCTCTACATTATAAAATTGACACACTTGATTGTACTTTTTAGCTATGTAATACATGCATAAATCTGGAATGACTTGGTTTCCTAGTCTTCCGAGTCCACCAACACGAAACAGCATTAATATTGCTACTTATTTTTGATCCTGTCATATTCCGCAGTCACGAGTGATCGCCCCTGTGCCTTGGCTTTTAAAAGCGCCCACACCTCATCGTCATCAAGAAATCTGAGAAACTCTCTCTTGGACTCAATGTCACTCAGTGGACCTTTCTCGGTGAGCCGTTGACACACGGGCCACGTGACTTTTCGAAGAAGACGAACTTGCTCTTCAAGCTCAGTCAGTCTCGGAAGAATATTTTCGCGAACAAGCACTCGAACCTGTTTCACCTGTTCTTCCGGTGGCTCGGTACAATCAAACCACTCCATTAACCATTTAATAAATGAAGTTCTTAATAGAGATGATTAGATATCTGATGGTCCTCATTCAGGTTCTCGTGTACATGCTCATCAGGATCCGTCTCGGATTCAGGCTGACCTATCACGAAAAGAATCAACTCCTCGAAGGCTTTCTCAAACTCGGACAAAATTTCATTGAAGAATACAAGGATGAGGCGGCCGCTGAACTGGGGGCGCCCAGGATGGGTGTTTCTCCATGCAATCACCTTTGCGTATCCGAGGTTTCCCACAATTAAAACAAAACACCGGTACCTCGCCTTTTTCCGAATGCTTCGATATGTGCTCCCGTGTCCGGCGTGCCGACGAGAGTTTGCACACGAATCGTCAAAGTTGTCAATGCGTACAGTGCGCGACAGAGCCTCGCTTTCCAAGTGGCTCGTTGGTGTTCATAATAGAGTCAATGAGAGACTTGGGAAGAAAAGGGTCCCATTCACGAGTGTCAAATTACGATACATAGGGTACCGAACTCTGTAAAAGTCCCCTCGCACTCCAGGATCCCATGCGGGTCATCGTCATCACCATAATGAATTGCTTGCCACGTGAAATTGTCTTGATTGAAGGTCAACGTCCACCGACCTTCCATCATGTCAAAGATGCCCTGAGGGCCGTGAAGTTCTGCAGTCTCACCATCGAAATCATCAACCACAAATTGTTCGAGTATCTTCTCCATACTCAAATAGAAACTATACTTTCTAAGAGGATAGTAAAATGTGGACCCTCGTGGTCCTATTGGCCCTTGGTGGGTCCTTTGCTCACGAAGACAGGGGACTCGTCATAGCAACTGTAAGTTCTATTGCGTGTCATCGAAAGTTACTCGGGCGAGGACTTCTCTGTGGCGGTGGTTGGTGGTACTCACCAACCCCAGTTCCATCACCGGTCTACAGGGCACCAAGTCCCATCCCAGTCCCAGTTCCAGTTCCAGTTTACAGAGCACCTGTTCCCGTTCCCGTTCCTGTACCAGTTCCAGTTTACAGAGCACCTTCTCCAGTCCCAGTTCCTGTCCCAATCAACGCCCCTATCAATTGTCAGGGGTACTACGGGACACCAAGTATGTGTTCTGCATCATGTGGTGGAGGAACTCAGACAGTCCCTTGGATCACAATTCAGCCTGCAATGTATGGAGGGACCCCGTGTCCAGGTTCATTCGTTCAAAGTTGTAATACACAACCGTGCCCCGTGAACTGTCAGGGGTACTACGGGACACCCGGAATGTGTATCGGATCCTGTGGAACAACAGGGTACCAAGTTGTCCCATGGATAACAACCCAACCAGAAATGTATGGAGGGACCCCGTGTCCTTCATCAGTGACTCAAAGCTGTGGAATGCCTCCGTGTCCACCACCACCAAGTCCACCTCCGAGTCCACCTCCGAGTCCTCCTCCAAGTCCACCACCAAGTCCTCCTCCAAGTCCGCCACCCAGTCCACCACCAAATCCGCCTCCTAGTCCTCCTCCAAGTCCGCCACCCAGTCCACCACCAAGTCCACCTCCCAATCCTCCCCCAAGTCCGCCTCCCAATCCTCCTCCAAGTCCGCCTCCAAGTCCACCGCCGAGTCCACCTCCTAATCCTCCACCAGATTCACCTTTGAATCCACCTCCAAGTCCGCCACCAGATTCACCTCTGAGTCCACCACCAAATCCACCTCCAAATTCACCCAATTTGTCTCTGAGTCCACCACCAAATCCACCTCCAAATTCACCCAATTTGTCTCTGAATCCTCCACCAAATCTGCCTCCAGAAACACCGAGTCAACCTCCAGGATCTCCTCCAGGATCTCCACCCAATCCTCCACCAGAATCACCGCCGAGTCAACCTCCAGAAACACCACCAGGATCTCCACCCAATCCTCCACCAGAATCACCACCGAGTCAGCCTCCAGAAACACCACCAGGATCTCCACCCAATCCTCCACCAGAATCACCACCGAGTCAGCCTCCAGAAACACCACCAGGATCTCCACCAGAATCACCGCCGAGTCAACCTCCAGGATCTCCACCGAGTCAACCACACAGTCCCCCAGATCAACCCCCAGGATTATCAAGCAGTCCACCAAACTTTCCTGTGAACCTACTTTCACCAAACATTCCTGTGAGTAGCATGTTTCTTCCACCAAGTGAAATCCACGTGTCCTCTTTGCTTCCGAGTCAAATATCCCTCCCACCGAGTGAAATTCAAGTGACTTCTTTGTTATCAAGTGAAGTATATCCTCCTATTAAATTCCAGGTGTCTTTTCCACCGCCACCAAGTGACACCCACGTGTCCTCCTCAATTCAATCAAGCACTGCACCGCCACAGGGTTCCTCGGGGCCTTCGATCAATATGATACACGTGGCTGCGGCAATCGGATGCGTGACAATTGTCAGTCTCGTCGCACTGGCTGTCTTCAAACGAAGGAGAAGACAAGAACAGTTGGTGATGTATGAAAAAGAAAACGTGAGTGAACCGATCACCTTTTCAAATCCAATGTTACTTGCACCGGAGTTAAACCAAGTGGTGAGGTCGAAGACTGATCCGAATTTGAGTGTCGAAGACACTCGGGTTACTATTGAATCAAACCCATTATTTGTTGCTTCGGAGACACCCGTCTTCCTAGAACCAGACAACTTTCAAGATGAAGAGTCGCTCGTGTTCATATTCAAGACGATGTGTCAACACAATGAGGGTTCCTTTGAACAACTTGTTGAACACGTTCGCGGGACACCGCTCTTTGGACAAATGATGAAAATGTCTGATGACAAAAAGGAACACTTTGTGAAACTTTTGCGCGCGAAATCAATGACTGAGGTTGAACAAGTCATGTCAAAATTGAGACGAGTCAACAGAGCCAGTCTCAGTGGTACACCCACCCTCGTGAAACAGATGAGAATTCAAGCCAGGTGGCACAGACTCTATGACTCACTTGTTTGATTTCTTTTCATACTCGTAGACTCCAAACATGACTGCTACAAATATCACGACAAAAACGAGGACCCAAATCATCATCGATCCTGCAGCATTTTTATTCACACGGTTCAAAGGGTACATTATTAGTACCCAACGAAAAAAGTGTTCCAAGATCACTCATGTTGGGAAGTGACATCTTTGTAGGCTACTTGAAAAGAGTGTCCGCAATTCGAATCTAGGCTACAAGTGACTCGCTTCACTCGCCACTTGGTTGAAATGAACATCTTCTTCCTGTCTCTTCGCGCCACTGTCTGTGCTGAAATGTACTGTGACCAACATGTGATCAAGATTCTTCTCGAAATTGTTCAGATGTTGTACACTGCTCACGAACAATCCTTTGTGTTAGAACACGCACCCTTCAACAAGGCTCGAACTAGACGCGGATACCGCCCAGCTCACAAGAATCACCCCATGTGTCGCTGGGTCAGATCGTCAAAAGAGGCGTATCAAAAGACCGTTAATATTGGTGTTGCCCTTGCACTCGAGTACAATTATCGCTTTGGAAAGATTCACGCGTGTAGTATTCACATCATGTGGTTATCCATGAATCCACCCGGGACTTTTGAACCATTCAAGAGTCTCGATTCAACCTTGGGCATCCCGGAGTGTATGCCCGATGAACACAAGGATCCCGACATTGTCAGAGCCTACAAGAATTATTACAAGACGAAAACATTTGCTAGGTACACGAAAAGAAATCCCCCTGATTGGTAAATGAATCAAGAGTTTGCGTCTCTTGTCAGGGCTTTTCGTGAATCAGGAAGACCGTGGGCCGTCACGGGGAGTTGGGCCGTGAAACTTCACGCGGAAAAGGCTGGACTTCAGCCACACAGGACTCCGCGTGACTTTGACTTTGCCGTGAGAGCTTCTGGGTTCAATGCATTCATCAAGATTCTTCTTGAACACGGATACCGTTTTGGAGACCGTGGACCTCCTCTGATCACCGCGAATAGATCTCCAGAAAAGGTGACTATGCACAAGGGACACTTTGAAGTGGATCTCTTGAGGGCAGGAAGCCGTTTGGCTCCGAGCATTCACAGTGTCGAACTCTACAAGGGGATCCCCGTGGCCTCTGTGAAGAATATGATGCAGTTAAAGAGGAATATCTTGTGGACACTCAATAACAAAAAGGCGCGAGAAAATCTAAACTTTTTGAATGCGTTGAGCACGTGGTAATTAGAAGGGACACGGTTTATGAAATAAAATGACTCTCGAAGTGCGTCTCGCAACAGGTGAAAGTATAGATTTAGGTAAGCAACTCTGGTTAACCCTGGAGAAATGTTCTCACTTGCCACTTGATGACGTTCAAGAACAACTTCGGTGGCTCTTGGATTCACAGTGTACAGTCTTTTCCGGCGGAGAAGACTCTGTGAGTGTGTGGCCCTGGGTCGTCGGGTTGTGTCACGTGTACAAACAAAAGGGTCACATACTCAAGGACTTTGAAGAGGTGCCTTCGGGTGTCCACGCAAAGTTTCTCAAGTTGGAATTTCTCGAGGGTCACACACTCGAAACTTTTCGCAAGTCTGTTAGAGAAGAAGCTCGAAGTGTAACTCTTTTACAAGAAACGAATACTCGGTTGGTCTCTTGTAAAATGTGCTACCAAGTTACTTAGTCTCCATCAAAGAGCTGTTGTGTCTGCAAACCACCCTCTTAGAAAATTGGAACGCGGAGAGTTCAAGGAAGATGAATGAAATTAGGAGGATGAATGCAATTTTTTGTAAATATTTATCTGATAGAAAGGATGTTCCAAATGAAGTACTAAAACGAGCCATTGAAGAAGGGTGTGATAAAGACGCCTTGTTAAAAATCGCAGTTGATTACTGGTTAATCGAATCTACAAGATGGCTACTTGAGAACGGTGCAAATGCCAAATGTGTACCCTTGTGGTACACTTCGAACGTTTTTATGAATGTTAATTTTGAATTATTGGACTTGCTTTTGCAATATGGAGCTGATATAAAAGAGGACAACAAAAAATTGAGATGTAGTATACTAGAAGTATATCAATTAGAACGTGATGTCTACAAAAAACTTTTACAACGTGGGTTCCGTCTTGATACGAAGACTCGTAATTGGTGTTCATACAAATACGGAACGTACTTTCAAGAGTATCGCAAGTTCCTGATCACACACAAATGGTTGCTTATCAGATGCGCAGTCAAGTTACTTGGATTACATCAAAGAGCTGTTGTGTCTGCAAACCATCCTCTTAGAAAATTGGAACGCGGAGAGTTCAAAGAAGAAGAATGAATCTTACTCAATTTTGGAATCAACTGCGACCAAATGAATTCATTCTTGTTAATGAGAGAATTTGTGTTCATGAATACAGTGAAGAATCATTGTGTTGGTTTGAAGAAATGAAGAATACAATTTGGAGCATTGAAGCAGCGATAGAAGACCAGGGTCCACTTGAACGAAGACTATTGTGGTCCTCTTAGAAAACTGGAACGCAGTGAGTTCAAGGAAGATGAATGAACTCTTTGCAAAACATTTGAATGATGGAACAAACGTTCCAAATGAATTACTAAAAAAAGCCATTGAAGACGGGTTTGATAAAGATGACCTTTTGTATCGCTCTGTTAGTTTTCGTTCGATGATGCAAAGGACACTGTGCCCTTCACCGATAATGGAAACTTTAAAAACAACAAGTGGTACGACAAGGATCTCGCCCAATTCTTCTTTGACCGCTTAGGCAAGAAACCCGGTATCATTCGTCCCAACAACGTGATAATGTCGGGCAAGTACGTTCCAGGTGACTCTTTTGCGCTTCACACAGACACTGGACTCTTTTATAGCCCCACAGAAAAGACTCGGTGGACACTCCTCGTGTATCTCAACGATGACTTTGAGGGCGGCGAAACTGTCTTTTTTGATTTAAATTTTAAACAAACAAGAACTGTGGTGCCAAAGAGAGGCAAAGCGCTCATGTTTGATATTGACTTGTGGCACAAAGGGAACGAGGTCACAAAGGGACAAAAGTACTGGATCGGTTGCGAGATTATAGGTCTAAACGATAAAATTACTGTATAAGTATGCCTACACAAAGACACTGTTTGTCAGTTTTTGACAATCCAGATAGAAAAGTCATTGTTTCATTTAACAAAACACTTGTTGGGAAAGACTTTTCAACGTATCTGGGGTGTTGGGAGGTGAATGGTACTACGTATCAGTGCGGAGAAATACCTTTGCCGAGTGGTGGTGATAGTCTTTCACAACAAAAGTTACTCACAATTGTTTTACCAGTGTGCCTAACAATAGGTGTTGTGTTTATCGGATCACTTATTTACGTATTTGTACGAAACTATCGTTTAAAAAACAAAGTCTTGGAGATACGACAGCAGCAGCGTATGGCTATTTTAAATTTAGATTTTACAAAAGCCATGCAGTTAAAGGACTTAGAGCTTGGATTAGTTTAAAAAACAAGTACATCGATGAAGCTCCTCGACTGGATTCCATTTGAAAAAATCGATTGGCAAGAGTTATCAAAAAATACAAGCCCAGGTGCAATTGAACTTTTAGAAAAAAATTTTGAAAAGATTGATTGGATTTATTTATCAGGTAACCCAAACGCTATTCATCTACTCGAAAAGAACCTTGATAAAATTTATTGGGACAGGTTATCAGAAAACCCAAACGCAATTCATTTGTTAGAAAAGAACCCCGAGAAGATTTATTGGTGGTGGCTATCAGAGAATCCCAGTGCAATTCATTTGTTAGAAAAGAACCCTGAGAAAATTAATTGGGATGGGTTATCACAGAACCCAAATGCTATTCATCTACTTGAGAAGAACCCTGAGAAGATTGACTGGAACTTTTTGTCAATGAATCCAAACGCTATTCACGTGCTCGAAAAGAATCCCGAAAAGATTGATTGGGTTTATTTATCACGAAACCCAAACGCAATTCAATTGTTAGAAAAGAATCCCGAAAAGATTGATTGGGTTTATTTATCACGAAACCCAAACGCAATTCATCTGCTTGAGAAGAATCCTGATAAAATTAATTGGTACTTGTTATCCCAAAACCCAACCATCTTTGAAGAGGACTATCAGACACTGAGCAAAGAAAGAACTGAGGTCCTCCGTGAAGAACTCATGGAAAAGACTTGGCACCCAAAGAGGTTTCGTCATTGGTGTCTCGACACTGATGACGAGTTTCACTTGTGATATTCATATCTTTCTCTCCATTTACTGTACTCATCTATCCAAGTACTCTTTTCACTTAAATCAAAGGGTACAAATGTAAACTTGAATGAATTTCTTTCTCCGTCACCCTCTATCCAACAACTTGAACCAACTATATACAGTGAATTACCCTTTTTTACTAAACCAAATGGGTCATTGACTTGTTGATTAATACAATTTGCTATGTACTCATCGTCGACTTCATCTAGATAATAAATCTTAGCTTGTTGTATCCCTCGTATAACAATTTTATTATCGAGACTACTCCAATTAAAATCTTTTAATTTTTGAACAATATTTAAAACATCGTAGTTGTCCGTTTCTAAATTTAAATAACTATACGTTGTTTTCGGATGTGTTGGAAGTTCACTTTTCTTTTCGTAGTTTTCATAATCAGTTGAATATCTTAGGACCCGTACTATTGTATCGTCATCGCGTTTATGTGTACCAGTACCCAATTCAGAATAATATTGAGTCAAATTCTCTTTGGAAAATGTGTACGTTCGGTCACATTGTTTATGTGTGGTTCCGTTCACCTCATAAAATGGCTCCATATTAAACTGTCCTAGTAGAACTAAATTGTCACTATCAACAACTTTAAACATATTGTACCAACAATCATCTGTTTGACCCAACCAACTTTTCCATGGTCTGTACCCAAATTGAACGTAGATGCCATCTGTTCGCATTTGATATATTAAGTTGTAATTCTTTAAAGAATCAAAAGATGGAGGAAGTGTAATCGATGTAATAAAGAGTTTTCACTCACTGATAACTAAATGAGTTGTTTTGGTTCTGAACCAAATAAACTTGCCGTGTGTCCTCACTGTGGACCACACGCTGGACTTTTATCCACTGATGATAGACGTTATCAAGAGTGTACTGAATGTAAAAGAAAATTAGTAGATGGTGGACGTTTCATAAAACACAGTAAACCAAAACCATTAGAAGTTCTTCCTCCAAAACTTGTAGAAACTTTTCAAGGAGTACTATTTACTCAAGAATTGATTCGCGATATATTATATCGTGATATTCACGGGGACAAGTACGGAAATATTTCAGGTGAATGGCAAAAGATGCCACCAGAACAAAGACACATTGAAAGAATGATAGTAACAGTTTGGGGTTGTTCAATAATGTAGTATCCTAAGCAAACTTATCTTCATCTGAAATAAAAGTTTTCATTCAGTAAATGGAAACATACTTTGATTTAAGAGCGAGCCTGTTTTATAATTCTTTTTAGGATGTTCTCCGGTAAAGACTTAGCCTGACCACCTTCGTTAAAAGTCTTTCCTCCTAACCCACTTAAAAATGTATTGTTTCGGCGTTTAATAGAGTGTCTCACGGCCTTTTGAATTTTTCGAGCTGCGTTATTACGCAAAATATTTTGGTTGGTACCAACATTTTTAAAATTTGGTCTGCGCATATTGAGTCCAAGTTTATTTAACTTATACTCGCTAATTTCTCCAGCATATTTCATATTAGAAGGTTTAAGTCGAGCTAATTGTCGACGTCGTGTAGGTATAGGAGGTTTAATCCTAGACAATAGTTTCAGACGTGTAGTTGTCATTGGCTTTTTCAAATTGTACGCAAGTTGTTTGTATTCTTTATTTTGCTTTTTTGCATACGATTTTAATTGATTTACTAATTCACTATCATTAACGTTTAATCTAATTAACATTGGTAAACTCTCTATATATTGTAACATGTAGTATCTATTCATAAAATTTTTATTATTTTTGATAGGTTCACTGGGTAACTGCATTTAATTATCACAATTTTTTTTCACGGGTACAAACTTATCTTCATCTGAAATAGGCGCATTTGGCTGAACGCCAAGAGGGTTCGGTGTGTTGTGCTTCGAGTACCACACAGAAATGTCACCTACAACCAGTCGAAAAAATTGACGCATCACGGGTTCCTTTGCGGTCGAGGGAAGCGCCTCGTGAGGAGTCGTATCCGTGAACCACACAAGTTCGTTTGCCTTCAACTTGCGTGGCTCACCCAGCTGTTTTCGAAGACACTCTATTCCACCGTGAGCATCTGAAATCTCATGCGGATCCTTGATTTGATTGGGCCAAATTTGACACGAGTCGTCCACATTCGACATCATGAAGATGCCATCCACTGGAATCTCATCTCTCCAGTACCCAAGACCCCAACAAAGACCTCTTCTGAGATCATTGTATTTTTCATCTGATTCAGTGATGAGGTGACCACCTCTGGATATTGAACCGGGACGCTCAATGTGAAGTCCAGAGCGTCTTTGCGTTTGACCAGGTTCAACAAGGGATTCTTGAATCGTCAGATACATTACTTTGTCCCAATTAGGTATAGCCATTTGCATACATTTACGTATTAAGAATTCGTACCCTCTTAAAAAATCTGGTATATGTCTCCAAACAATAGGCATCATATTAATATTGATTCCAGTTGATTCGGGAAACACGCTTTTACTAAAACGAAAGTGGTATGGACTCATTATGTGATACGCTTTTGTATTTAGAATGTGGGAACTGTAGAGCCTTTCAACTTCACCAAACACCTTTGTCCACACAAGAGGATTTGCTCGCAAAAGAGCGAGTGGATTCTCATCATCAATGGTACCGAGTAGAACTTTTTCCATTTATACATAGAGAATACGGCGACTTTATGTGTATGTTGGAACAAAGAATCAAAGTACTCCTGGATAATCTTTCGCTTGAAGTGCAAGAAATGTACCTAGTAACGTGGAACACTGGGGACACTTTAAGGGTACTCGTCAAAAGAAAAAACAAGGATGCCAGAATAAAAGAACTCACTGAACAAAGATCTTTGTATTATTCGAAACCTTTTTCAGTTGAAAAGATTGAGTACATTGAGACTATAAAAACATTTATATCTTCATTGGTATTATAAAAACAACAAACAATAACTAATAAAACACAAATGATTCCAAGTAAAATTGGTGGAATAACAGGAGCTGCTGGAGGTGTATTCCTTACACACTTCATGATGAGACACAGTATAGGTGGAACTTTTGAAGAGGCGTTAGTATTAACAACATGTACTATAGGTATCAGCACTGTAGTAGGAGCAACTTTTCCTGTAAGTATACCATTAATAGGATGTGGTATATTTTATTTAAATAGAAAGACATAAAGAGGAATTTATCTTGATGTGTAAATAGGGTCTTCACCTTCAAAATCAAAGTTAACTGACGAAGAAACACTTTTGTTGCTTACCAAGGAATTTCGTACGCGTATTCTATTGCGTAGACAAGAAGTTTATGAAGTTGGTTGCGCTTATATTGATATAAGTTTGGTTACGGGCTGTACCGAAGTCCACCGTACCCCTCACCAAACGTAAGGATGTTTTCAAGAAGGTACTTCTTTTTTTCTGTAATGTATGAGACATCTTCACCATCAAGTGTTTTGACTTTGCGACTCGAGATCCAAGAATTATCATCGGGACACAACTCAACTTTTTTCCACACTGGAATGGATCGATAATTTGGGTCAACTGTTTTTTGTTTAAAAGAGTATCTCACATCTGGGATGTCAATTTCGTACCCAACAATCTTTTCAATAATACGACCAGTCTTTCTTGGAATCTTTTTGACTTTGCGCCCGACTCGTATTTCGTCGCCGTCAAAAAATTCAACCTCTTCATCAGAGTACTGAACATCAACAAGTTCTTCTTCGACCATCTCAACCTTTTTTATAGTTTTATCAAAGTAAAAGCAGACGTGCTTCAAATGATAATACGCGAGGCCAGTTGGCAAGTTGTTTGGTATCAATGAGACACCTACAAGAACCTCATCAACCTCATACGAAAAGATGTCTAAGCACCCTATTTGAAACGAAACTTTTTCGAGACCCCTTGGTATCTTGGATATACTCACACCCGTGAGGTCAACATCATCTGGTAACCGAACACGATGGATCCAAGAATCCGAAAGAAAAGATTTACCAGAAATCATTTAAAAGAAAAGATTGTATTTTCTTTAATGCTTGCGGCTCTTCCACCTCCACTTAATCCTGAAGATATTGAGGGTCTTGATTTGGATCCATTTTTTGTTCATTTTTTAACAACTGTGACATCATTTGGTTGGCTCACAGACCTTAAAAGAGGAAGAAAAGGGTTGTGTTATTATACACTAGAAGACGAGGAAATAGACGCTGAATATTTTTTTGAAAACTGTGTTGAATATAATATTGAAACCAATAAAGTCTTTGAGTGTCGTTACGATGGCGTCACTTTTTATGATTCATTTGAAAGATACTACTACGATTCATTCAAAGATTACTTAGAAGAAAAGAGAACTGTAATTGTAAATGAAGATCACAACGACACAAGATATTCTCAAACACCCTGAACAATTGGACAAACTTCGTGCGTTTGTCAAGGAGTGTGAAAAACTTTTGGAAAATCCAAAACAAAGATGGAAAGTGAATTACGAGGGTTATGGAACAGCATCAGAAAATGGAAAATACATTTATGAGGGACATTGGTGATTTAATAAACAAAAAACTCATTTCCATTCTTTTTAATAATTGTTTTAGGTAATCCTACTTTACACTTTTCTTCACCCTGGTCAGCGTCTAAATCAAAAGTAATTTTAATAGAATCTCCTTTGTAATTGTAGACCCATTCATTTTTCAAACCGGGCTTTAATACATAAAATCTATAATTTTCGAATGAAGTTTCGTAGATTTTATTTATTTTTGACCACACATACTTTCGAATTACAATAGGTGTTTCTTGTTCATATTGAAACACCAAGTTGCCCATGTCTGATACAATTTTAACACTGTATTCCATTTCTACTTTATTCGCGGTTAAAAACTTTAATATGTTGGTTGAGAATCAACTCGGCTTGAATACACTCTCGTAGGCACCTTTCTTTTTCTATTTCGTTCATCGCCTCAAACTCTTTTTCAAGTTGAGCTAACTTTGTTTGTTCTGTTAACAATTCGTTTCGGGACTCCAACATTTTACACTGGTACTCTTGCAGAGCCAAAGTCATAGGAGCCACAACTATTTCAGTCTTTTCATACACATCAAACTGAATGTTTTTTCGAACAGGTTCAGATAATTCATCCCATATGTCACGACTACCGAAGCGTATCTTGCTTCCTTGAGGAATGGTGTACGGGTACTCTTTGATTTCATTTGCACCAACTAATTTGGTTTTGAATGGGTTCAAAAACACCTTTTGTTGTCTCGCAGCTGCAATGTCCAAAGAGTACCAGTCAATTAATTGTTTATACTTGTATTGAGCCTTTTCAAAACAGGTTTCGCGGTACTTGACTGCATTTCGTAGAGACACGAGTGATTTCCACATTTTAGTTTATTTGTAATTTATTTCTTTATAAATGTACGCAATTGGTAAAGCTGGTATCACGATTGGGAACAGTGCCACAAAAGAGTACCCAATGGCTGCACCAATATAAGCACCTTTTAATTTTATAGAAGGTTGTGACCAATCAAAAGCATCTGCTCGTACTATACCGACGTTTGCCCAAGCATACATTGGGTGAAAAAAAAGCATTTCTCATTTATATAGATCTGTATTTCATTTCTTTATAAATGTACGCAAATGGTAAAGCTGGTATTACAATTGGGGACATGGCTACAAGAGCATAACCAGTGGCTGCACCGATGTAAGCACCTTTTAATTTTATTAAAGAAGGTTGTGATCAATCAAACGCATCATCTTGTGCTGTTATCATACCAACTTGTACTCCGATTACTGGAAATACATGTGTGAATGTTTCGTATACAAATCTCAACATTTATCTGTGTCGCGAGTTAGTTTTTTATATAGGTACACTGGAGTGCCTGCTACAATCAATGGTGAAGCCACACCAACAACTGCTCCACACAATCCTCCGAAAAGACTAGCTGATACCAAGTCAACAACAGAGTCTCCAGATGTACAAGATACCGCCATACCCGCTCCAAGAAAGGGACTCACAACGATACAAGTGTGATACGCTGTCGCCACAAATCGTTCAATCGTCATTTACTTTACTTGTGTGTCAATCTTTTAATTCAAAGTACCCTTGTTGAAATAAACGATCAGGATGATTGACACGTTCAACCGCTCGTTTGTGAAGTGAATGGCACTAGGGTTTGATGATAAAGAGTTCCAATCAATCTTCTCAGGATTCTGCTCCAACAAATGAATAGCACTAGGGTTCCCGGATAACCAGTGCCAATTAATCTTCTCAGGGTTCTTTTCTAATAAGTGAATAGCGCTTGGGTTCATTGATAAACAACCCCAATTAATCTTTTCAGGATTCTTCTCAAGCAATTCAATGGCACCTGGACTTGGATTTTCTGATAATCTGAACCAATCAAGTTTTTCAAGTGGAATCCAGTCAAGCAACTTCATTGGTGGTTCTTTTGTTTGAATAGTTCTTCAAATCTCTAAGTAAAATTCATCTTCAGTGTCCAAGCACCAACTCCTGAACCTCTCTGGGTGCCATGTCTTTGCCATCAACTCTTCTCGGAGAATCTCACTTCTCTCTTTGCAAAGGGATTGATAGTCCTCCACAAAGATGGAGGGGTTTTTTGATAGATTCTCCCAAAAAATCATTTTAGGATTCTTTTCAAGTAAATGTATGGCATTTGGGTTTTCTGCCAGATAGGTCCAATAAATTTTATCAGGGTTCTTTTCAAGTAAATGAATGGCACTAGGGTTCAATGATAGATAATGCCAGTCAATCTTATCAAGATTCTTTTCGATCAAATGAATAGCACTTGGATTTCTTGATAACCATTCCCAATTAATTTTATGTGGATTCTTCTCAAGGAGTTTAATGGCATCTGGACTTGGATTTTCGGATAAACAAATCCAAGCAATAGTTTCATGATCTAACAAGTGAAGGGCGCTAGGGTTTGATGATAAATTACATATACTAATCTTTTCAGGATTCTGCTCCAACAAGTGAATTGCATTTGGATTTATTGATAACCAGTACCAATTAATTTTCTCAGGGTTCTTTTTGAGCAAATGAATTGCGTTTCGGTTCATTGATAAATAACCCCAATCAATCTTATCAAGGTTTTTTTCGAGTAAGTGTATTGCGTTTGGGTTCATTGATAATTGTTTCCAGCAAAGTTTTTCAAGTGGGATCCAGTCGAGCAACTTCATTGTACTTGTTTTAGGTGCCTCTCATACTTCTAAGTAAAATTCGTCTTCTGTGTCTAGACACCAACTTCTGAACCTCTCTGGGTGCCAGGTCCTCGCCATCAGTTCCTCTCTTAGTGTTTCAACTCTTTGTTTGCTCAGGGTCTGATAGTCATCCACAAAGATGCTTGGATTTTGTGATAAATTAAACCAATCAATCTTCTCTGGATTCTGTTTTAGTAAATCAATTGCGTTTGGGTTTTTTGAAATATTAGACCAATCAATTTTATCAAGGTTCTTCTCAAGTAATTGAATAGCATTAGGGTTTTTAGATAGATATTCCCAACAAATCTTGTCTTGATTCTGTTCTAATAAGCGAATAACACTTGGGTTTTGATTTGATGGTAAATAATTCCAGTAAATTTTATCAGGATTCTTTTCAAGGAGTTTAATGGCACCTGGATTTGGGTTCAGTGATAAAAACACCCAGTCAATTTTATCAGGATTCTCTTCAAGCAAATGCATTGCGTTTGGGTTCATTGATAACCATACCCAGCAAATTTTGTCAGGGTTCTTTTCTAACAAGCGAATTGCGTTTGGATTTTTTGATAAAAATTGCCAATCTATTTTATCTATTTTATCAAGGTTCTTTTCAATTAATTCAGTAGCACTTGGGTTATATGATAACAATTGCCAATAAATTTTATCAGGATTCTTCTCTAGTAAGTGAATGGCACCAGGGTTACACATTAAAAATTGCCAACAAATCTTGTCTTGATTCCTTTCGAGTAAGTGAATGGCACATGGGTTATATGATAACAAATCCCAATCTATCTTTTTTGGATTTTCTTCTAACAACTGAATGGCACCAGGACTTGGGTTATATGATAAGTATTTCCAATCAAGTTTTTCAAGTGGAATCCAGTCGAGCAACTTCATTCTTATTCTAGGTGCCTCTCAAATTTCTAAGTTAGATTTCCCCCACTCTTTTACCATGAACCTCGAAGAAGCGTACCCTGGTTGGGGAGCCGAGGATTTTATTTCATATGACACGTACAAAGATGACAGTAAAAACATTCACAGTGGGTTCCTTTACAATGATGCAGTGTGGACGAAGACGTGACAAAGTACTTGACTGATTGGGACAATGATTGGGTTCGAATGAGTATGCCACCGTGTATAGCCATTGCGTTCACAAGGGAGGCCCTGAAAAGCATTCTCAAAGAAAAGTACAATGTGAATTTTAGCTTAAACAGCTTCAGTGAAATACGCACATCTTAAAGATTTGGAATAATAATGTATGTAAATGGCTCTTGTTAAAGCAAAGATGTTACACAGTGTGTACACGAATCGTTACGCATTTTCACCGTGGGTCCTCGATGAAAATATGTGGAAGACGTATGCCTGGAATGAAACATTTGTGTTGTATCACAAAGAAGATTCTCTCGAAGAGGTCAAGACTCTTGTGACGCAGAGAGAACCGTGCAACATCGCCACGCATCACCACTATGACGAGGATGCACTCGAGAGGTACTTTGGGTGGCGTCACGGCGCTTATAAAGCCGGGTCTCCAAACGTGGCCATTTTGTGCACGGCGACTGTTCGCACGAGGACAAAGGGATACATACGTGTCAAGGTCATCAATCTCATAGGGTGCGCACACGACCACCAGAATCAACCCGATTTCAAACATTACAACACCCTCAACAAGATTATTGGGTTTTACACGAGAATGTGGCAACTGGCTTTTGCGGCTGCGAAAAAGAGCGGGTGTCGAAAAATGCGAATTTACAACGTTGGCGGAGGAGTCTTTGCGAGTGTCTCCAACTTTGAAAAGACGGTGTTCAACAAAGCGTTTGTACCAGATCCAGACATTGAAATCCTCGGGTGGTCACCTGAAAAGGGATTTGACGGTGAACTCGTGCCAAATATCCTCGATAAGGAGGACACGGATGGAATCTTGTATGTAAACGCGTGGGACCCGTGGTCAATCGTCGGAAACGGGAATGCCGGTGACCGCTCACTCGACGGAGCCTGGGGAGCCTGTTCAAATATGAGTGTACTTTGTTGGCCAGTGACCAACCCATTCATTCAATACGTGTCTTGTTAATCATCGTCGTCCTCCATAAAATCACGGTCCTCATGGTCCCCCCCAACGAAATGAACAACTGTCTTCGTAAAGTTTCTTTAATGTTTGTTGTTCAGTTGCAGTCCCTGTATAATTGCCACAAACGGTCAGACATTTACTTATCTTCGAGTGCTTTTTGTTTAAGATCCTCGAAAAAATCATTTTCAAGGAGTTCTGATTCACATAAAAATATAGCATCTTCGTACCACTGAGTCCCAAAGTTTGTGCCTTTAATGACCATACAGTATCTGTGTCCGTGTGCCACCTTTATCAACGTAATCGACACTCTTGACCTTCTCATCACGCGACGCGAGTCTCCTCGCTCCTTCAGCGGCCATCGATGAGAACACGCTCGCTTCGATCAATCGCATCGTCCAGGATCTCCGAAAGTTAAAACTGTCACACCCAGGTATCAAGAGACTGGTTGCCCATTTCGGCGAGTTTGAAATCGTCGTGGAATGACTCCGTCTGCGACTACGTTGGCTCCGTCTGCGACTTCTCCTTTGTACACGGCAACCCTGGAGCACCAGCTGAATCTGCTGACCACGCCGTACAACCCGCGAAAGTACCACTACTACCTGACAGGTGACACGCACCGAGTGGACCTTTTGCGCGACGGCTACGTCATCACGAAACATCACAAGCGAGAGGTCTGCCCTCCCAAATTGACGACAAAGAAAACAACAGCGTGAAAACGTGTGTCTGATTACAGGTTTTACCGGTGTTCTACTTGAGCAAGGAGGAGGTGCTCGAACAGATCAGGAATCTCGGTCCCATGCGGCTGGTGGCGAACCCGCCGTTCATAGACTCGTAGTAGAATTCTCTTTGTGTAACAATAATGCCATCACCAGCCTACTCACGCGCGCAAGTCTTCCACGACAAGTCTGGTGTGATGAAAACCGCAGGTGGTCTGACTTACAAGGATCTCGTCCAGCTCCCAGACGGCCGCATCGTTTCGAAGGCCAAGGCTGGCAAGGTCCCACCCGGTCTCGCCGCTCGCGCCGCCGCTCAGCAGCAGGTGCTCGCAAAGAAGGGCATCGTCGGTGGCCAGGGCATCCCCTTTGAAAAGTTCATCGTGAAGAAGGGCAGCGCCGCCGACAAGCAGATCAAGCGTCTCGCGAAGAAGATGCTCAAGTAAACATCAACAAAATGTACCCATGTCCCACTCTTTCCCAAGCCACTTCTTGCACGCCGGTGAAGCGATTTCACCGAGGTTCAACGGCTTGGGACACTTGTCCCAGAGAAACTCGAGCATCGTCGTCGTGTCCAATTTCGCCGCCGCCACGAGAAGCTCCTTCGTGAAAACAGCGGGATCATACTGTTGAATGTGGTACCACTTCACGGCTGACAGTTCGTCCTGCCTGACCCAATCGATGATCGGGTTCGACCGCCACCTGTTCTCGAGCCAAGTGTTCCACCACTTGTTCTCGAGCCACTTCTTGCACGCCGGTGACGCTTTTTGGTGCAACTCCGGATCCCTGCGCGGACACTTGTCCCAGAGAAACTCGAGCATCGTCGTCGTGTCCAACTTGGCGGCCTCCCCGAGAAGCGAGTAGTCGATGAACGAGAACGGATTCCTCCCGTGAAACCACGCCACTGCGGACACGTCGTTCTGTTTGACGCACTCAATGAGCGAAGAGCTCCACCACTTGTTCTCAAGCCAATGCTTGCACGCCGGTGACGCCTTTCGGTGCAAGTCCGGGTCTGTGTGAGGAGACTTGTTCCACAGAGCCTCGAGCGAACGCGCGTGATCCTGAGTCGCCGCGAACGCAAGGGTCTCTGGGAAGACTGATTTGACCCGTTCCAAGAAAGGCGTGATTCCAAGCTTCATCGCGTCGTGCAGAGATAGCCTCTTGAGAAGGTACCCCAAACAGGCCGGTGAAGCCGCTTCGTACACGCGCAATTCACATGCGGTGCTCTGCTTCATGGACTGAAGCGCGTCGGGTGACTGTCTCTTCGCCGCTCTTATCCATTGTTCGGTTGTGAACGTTTCCACGCGTTGAAGAATCGGTGTGATGCACTTGTCAATGGCGTCGTCGATCGACGCCGCATCGTACGCGTCCACTGAAAGCTTCTCCAGGAACTTCTTCGTGCGGACTGGCAGTAGTTTGTCGAGAATGAAGGCTGGAGTCCAAACGTTCGTGTCGAAGATCATACCTGGGGTGTGATCTTCACACGTCTTTGTACCCTCGGGTAGTGTACACCCCTTGAATTCTTTTGTCAAATCAATGTGAAATTCTTCGTTATCACTACACCAGATACAATCACAATTTGTTTTACTCACAAATTCACGAGACACATTGAGAAGATACTCACGAAGATTTTCTGGCAAACGGTTCCCAAGGTGAGTCTCGTACTTTTCCACCTCTTCAAGGGTCAAGGGTGGTTTCAGTTCTGTTCCATAGTACTCACTTAGGTCGCGACGAAACACGTACTCGGCTCGTTTGTTGCTCACGTATGCACGGACTTTGTCCCACATTTATTCACTTGAGAATAAATTGTTTAAACCAAGTGACAAGCGAAGTAGCCTAGGATCACTCGGTTCTCACCTTTTTCGAACAATCCCAAGTGACTTTTCCAAGTTGTTCACGTCTCTTTTGAGCGGCTTTGGTCTCTTTAGTTTCAGGGTTTCGTTCGAGGCCACAGTTGATTGGATGTCACACATCTTTTGATCGCTCGAAGAGATCACGGACGACGGCTCGTACTTTTTGGTCGCCACTTGGAACCGTTGCATTTCATCCGGGAGACTCAAAACGGTTCCAGTTGCTGCACCAATTGATCGAAACTCTTCTATTGACAAGTGGCCCCCAAACTCTTTTAGGGCGTAACGACTCGGCGCAGCGTGAATGGGTCTCACTTCACCGCCACACATTTGCTTCTTCATGACGACGATGTTTTGCGCGACTATACCCCCGTGATTCACACCGTTGCGATCCAAATTAAAGGCTTTCATGCACCCCCACGAACAAAAGGCGCCCATTGTTTCAAACTTGTTACGGTTCGAGTCCCATTTAAAGGGAAGATGGAGCACCGGACCCTCAAACGGGTGACAACACCACCAACACCACGACCCCTCGGGACACCTGGATGTCCTCGGGGGTTCAGTCTTTTTGAGCCACGAAGGGGACGGAGTCCCCGCGCGTTCCGAAGTCACGGGGGTCGAACTCGCGTCCATTAAAGAATGCGATCTAGAATTCTTTAATGGAGAAAATCCTGAGTATCGATGTCGGCATAAAGAATCTTGCCATGTGTCTCATCGAAGGGCCGACGAAGCACGTGCTCGAATGGGACGTGTCTGGTGTCCCGCCTCAACACGAGGACGGACTCTTTAAGAGTCTCTTGCACCATCTCGACGCGAGACCGTGGGTGCTCACCGCCTCGACGATCCTCATCGAAAAGCAACCTGGACAGAATAAAACCATGAAGTCCGTCGAGAATCTTCTTCACACGTACTTTCTCATCAAGTGTCCCGCCTCGGAGACCATCATATACGACGCTCGACACAAGGTTCCAGATGTGGTTGGGCGAGGGAAGGTTCAGTACCGAAAGAGAAAGCAGGCTTCGGTTGACCGGTGTCGATTGTTCCTGAACGAAGAACCCAATAGACACTGGCGAGAGACGTTTGTTCAGTCGAAGAAGAAGGATGACTTGGCAGACACGGTGATGCAGGCCCTGAGTTACATCAATCGGGTCGTAGCACCGGTGACCGCGAAGACAAAGTCCACAGAAAAGACCGAGAAGGCACCCAAAAAACTCGTCGCGAGAAAACCAAATGAAAATCAAAAGGCGACCAAGTACTCTCAGAGTAATCTCGCGTGGCTCTTGAAGAACACCCCTGATGAGAGTGATCTTCTTTCCAACAAACGATTCATGAAGGATCTTCAGAGATATTTCAGGGACCTAGCTGATCTCAAGAGTCACTGTTCCCCATGATCATCTTGTAATAATTTCGAAAGTTTCTTCCATTTATATTGTAATTCTTGACTGGTATGAAAACGAGTTGACCTCCGCGGTTCACATAAAGCTGCTGGTTTTTGAATCGACTCCAAAAGGCGTTGACTCTTTGGTTCGTGGTTTTTTTAGAAAAGTTTTTATTCGTGTTTGAATATTTTGCATTGGAATTGATAAGACTACTAACTGCATTCATCATCACCTTGTGGTACCCATTTTTTGTTTGAATGAGATTCTTTGTCCCCGTCCAACGAAAGGTTTCCCCAACGACTGTGCTCGTCAACTGTTCTAAGAGATTGTTTATACATGGGTGAACACCAACCTTTTCTTTGACAAGTTGAATGTATCCAGACTCCTTGTTCGAGGTGGCGGTCTTGTAGTACAAATCGGCGATGATTTTGTATTGACTTAATAGGGACCCCACGAAGTTTTTATTGGACCGATCCACGTGACACAAACCAATATACTTTTGAAACATTTTCACGCGATTTGCCTGGGACACGTTGGCATTTCGAAAAAAAGTTCCGAGCAAAGGTCCGACACCCATGAGTTTTGCCAACAGTGTCGCTGCAAAAGTCAATCCGTGCCTCTGGAGCATCATCGAGTATTTCAACATGTTTGGTGTGACTGTTCGTCCAGCGTGTCTCCTCGCAAACTCAAAGACACCTCGAAAAGTCCCGACCCTCTTGTTGAACATATTTGTGAGTCTCTTGAACTTATTCGCTTGAGTCTGTCGGAATCTTTTTTGTATTGTTCGGGCAGCGGCTTGTTCTCGAATAGCCCGCAAGTGGAGGTTCCTATACATGATTTTTCTCAATTTTGACGCACGCGTATCCACCATCTTACTTTTAAATATTTTTATTAATCAATGGACCCTGTATTCTTCGCACTCGTTTTGTTTCTGATTGCTTTTTTGGGATTCACGTGGACGTGTACCCCGAGCTTTCAGCAGCCGTGGCTTCAGTTTGAGTAAAGACTGAGTGGTGAAACCACTCGAATTAAGAAGAGTGAACGTGAATGTGCTCTCCGTATTGAACACAACACATAGCAAGTATAGCGAGTATGATACCAAGATACTGTATCCAATGATCGAAGCGTTCACCTAGCCAGAAGAACGCGTACACGGCGCTGAGAACTATAATCATTCCTTCCCACATGGTGGTCACCCAGAGCATATTCCCGTGACCAAAACTTCGCACGAGGAAAAAGAGGACCGCGGCGTATCCGAGTATGCCGAGAATGAGATGCAAGAGCACCTTGTTCCCTGCAAACTTTTGAAGATTTGAGTTTGCAAATATTTCAGAACATGACATGAGCAACACGTTGAACAATGTCATCTACTGTTTATTCTCAAATTAAAATGGTGTCACCCTGATAGACTAAAATGGACTCGTATGAATCTGAAGCCATCTTTCTGAATGGACTCCCAAAGCCCGAGCACCACGACACGCTCGGGGCCCTAGTGCATCACGTGAGTCAATTCAAGGGAAGAGAGTATCCATTTCACTTGGCTCAGGCTCTTTTGTTGAACAATCATCTATATGGATCACAGGGGTACGTGTACGTTGTGAAAAAGTGCGCCGAGTTGCTTCGTAAACTCCCAGACCCAGAGGGACACATTGATTTTTATGCTCAACACTTGGAGGCATGTTGTTTGGTAACGGATGTGAATGTTCCAATTGTCACTGCGCTCGCGACTGTCTCCACAAATTCAGACACGCGAGAACAGTAATGACAAATGGGAGCCGGTTGTCACCTGGCTTTTAATAACCGAACCACCTTGGCAAACTCTTTAGAGAGTTCTTCGTGCCACGGATACAAGACAGTCACCTGAAAGGTCAGTGCGCAGATGGATAAAATCAGGGCAAGGATCGGAATGTACTTTATCCAGTCTCGCTTTTTCTCAGTATCCATTTGAATGACTGTGAGAAAAAAAGACACTCGATCGGAAAAAAAACCAGGAACACTATAATGAAAACCATTCAAGAACTCATTATAGGGTCGGCTGTCTTCTTGATGATTGATCGAGGTGCGAGGATACTGAGCAACTATGTGACTTCAAAAGGTCAGGATGAGACTCAAAAAGTTTCTCTGAGAATCGAACTTGTTATTCTCGTATTGGTGATATTGATTGCTTGGAAGGTGTTCTAAGAACTGATTGGCTACGAAGGAGCCAATCATGACCCCAGATACAAGTGACTTCGCTCGGTTTCAGAGATCACTCGTGAAACCAAGTGTCGTCTTGACCGCCTTGAAATTCAAAACATCTTGTGACACGGTGTTGTACTTTAGATGATAGAACAAGTTGTTTTGGATGATCTTTGGGTCTATCCGTTTCTTGAATCGGAGACGGATGATATTGTCACATGGGACGAGCGTGTCCCCTTCAATCTTTGCGAGGAGAATGAGTTCCCTTTCGCTCACAGCCACGAGATACTCGTATGGTATGAACGAGTCAAGAATCTTGATGCCATCATCGAACAAGGTGATGTCATCAAGAAGTTTTCTTTGGTACCGAAGGAACCTCCGACACAGGTGATACACGTAGTGAAGAACCACTTGTATCAGTGTCCTAGGGATCCGTATCTGTTTCACGTCACTCGGTTCGAACGGCATCTCAACGATGACAAACGAGGGACTCCGACGAATCATGCATCTTGGTTTTTATATGTGTTACTTTTTTAATGGATTACCAACTCTTTGACTTGACGTGGTTCAGGAATATCTTTTGCGGGAAACAGGAATCCACGGGTCCTCTTCGGTGCCGCCACTGTTGGAGTGTCATCTATCACGAGGTGTACATGGCACACGATCAAGCCTTTTGTTCTGATAGGCACCGTGTTAAACACATCAAGTGGCAAAGTGCGCAGCACGAGCCACTTGGAACTGAATTCGAGTGACTTCGTGCTTCGCACTTGTCACTCAGCCTGTTAAATACTTAAGTTTATTAAAGGGTAATGCAGGCAACCGTGATTGAACCGATGTTTCAGTGGAACACGAGATGGTACATTGTCCTCGAAGTCTCAGGGCACCAGCGACGATGCAAGGTGCCCTTTCGGTACAATCGAGTCATGTGTAAAGTCACCGGGGACAAGACGCTTCAAGAACTCGTCAAGGGTGACGTGGTCACTGCAGAGATGGAGTTTACCGGCGGGACTTGGAAAATTGTTTCGGTAATAACTTGAGCCACGTGGTTGTCCCCGATGGGCCACTTGAGATATTATTAACATAATCTACGGGACCATTATATTGTGTACACTGATCACCTACACATGTAATTGCTTGGCAATTTGGATCTTGTTTACACGCGTAGATACAGTTGTCTCCATTGCAAGTGATTCCTCCAGATAAACCAGATACAACAGAACTATTCACTTGTGTCATTATAGTTGGACCAGATACAACTTTGTTTACTACATCATCTGATGTAAAAGGCTTAACAAAAGTCACGTTATTATCAGCTACGTTATCAAGTTGATGAGGCTTGACTGAATCTGTGTCGACACCATAATAATCAAGATAACCACAACAATTATCTTGTGTACCATCTTGATATGAATACACCTTGTATCCCGGCCAAGCCTGAACCCGTGATGAACAGTCCGCGGCACTACTTGCAGTAACACATCCACCAAAATCAGGACTTTCTCCAGTGACTATTCCTTTAATAGCGATATCTTGGTTATCAGATTTAATGCAAGCACCATTTTTTAAGGTGTACGTTCCTGTACATCCAGATATAACACAGTTGCAGGTTGCATCATACGCGTACCCTGATGCGTTTGGATCGCCTCCTCCATCTGGGATACATGTCTGACCAGTTGTACATGTTGTGGGACCAGGAGGAGCCGGTTTGTTCATCATCCATGCGATGATAACAACAGCTATGATTGCCATAACGGCTATCGCTATGCCTCCCCATAGAACGGCACCCGAAGCCATCTCTTAAAAGAGCTCACGAAAAGAGTTTCAAAAAAACTATTGTTACAATGACTATATTCATGATAATTGTTATCATCACCTTGATTGAAAACTTTTTCATTTCCTGTTGCATTCGAGCCTTTTCAGCTCCAATAACATCGTTAAATTGAAGAATAAGCTGACGCGTGTCAGCCTCAATCTCATCTGCCTTGGCCAAACTCAATAGTAGACTCTTCATTTGATCCACTTGTTTATTTGTCTGAACAATCTTGTCACATATATTCTGATCTGCTTGTGTATCACTCCCAACAGATGAAAAACCTGATATCATAGCTGATATCATCTGTGTAGCTGCAATGAGTGGTGCACCCTCCATATTATTCAACCTGTTTTATTTTGGAATAGATACCACAATATCATTGTCACAACAAGTCCCAAAAAGAACATGTTTATATCAAGCATCATCACATTTTCTGTGAGTCCCATTTCTGCGTACTTTGTGTTGATACTCGCGTAATCAGAACCCGGTGACCCGTCGCCGACAATAAGTTTGACCAAGTTGTTAAGATCCACGTCAGTTTTTACAAGTTCATTTGTTATGGTTGTTTGCCACGTGTTTGTGATTTGAGTCAAGTTTGCAGTTGCGGCATCAAGTTGAGGCTGCATGTTTGGCGGGGGTGGATTTGCGGCGCCATCAATAGCAGGTCCAATGAATGGAATGGCATTAAAGATGACAGACATTGCTGCGTGGCTCATATGATTATCGATTGTCGCTGGACACGATGCGGATTTGTATATAGCGTTCCCCATATTATTTTATGTGTACAAATAAATGGCTGATACTATCACCCCCATTGAGCCCAAGGAGCTGTCACCGTCTGAGTCTGATGAAGTCATGGAAGGTTCGGCGACAAGTGCCCAGGCAATGACAAAGGCTGAAAGTGACCCAGCTCTTGCAGCTCTTGATGACGATGCGGTTGCAAAAATCAAGGCGGCTGCCATAAACGGAGAACCAAACCCGTATCCAGATAATCCATCTGCAGATCAATTTTACAAGGATGCTCAAGATGATGAACAAACAAAAAAGTCGGATGCCGAAAAGGCAACTGGTATGGACTTGTCTGATCCACGCCCTTTTGATCCAAAGTCAAGCAAGGCGGCTCAAAAAAACTGTGGTATTCTCCGAGGTCTCTGGAATAGATTTTTGAAATCAATTGGCCTTGGACCAGATGATGATCCGAACAAACCTGAGAATCAAGCAAAGTTAGTCAAGGCTCGTGCTGATCTCGAGGCTCGAGCGAGCACTGAGACAAATTACAAAAAACAAGTGGCTCTTAAAATCCTCGGTTTGCTCACGACACTTGCACCCATTTTGTACGGTGTGTGGAAGTATGATCAGCTCCAAGATCAACTTGATAAATTGGCGGCTGCGTTTAACAGCTGTAATGAGGTGAATTACACAACACACACAGATAAACGCCTCTCGTGTAATTCAGGGGACTCGAGTTTACAAAGCAAGTGCAAGTGTGCTTCTGGGTCCACAACAGCTCCTGATCTTGGCAGTCTTTGCACAGACTTTGATCCCAGTCACGCGTGTGGGGCTTTTAGCTACGTGTACATGCAATACAGCATATACGATCTGATTGCTGCTTTGGCCCATGGGGCAGAAGATGCACCCAGTTGGATCTGGGCTCACAAGTGGTACATACTCGGTGCCGTGATTGTGATTATCCTGCTTCTTCTTGGCATTGGAATGGCAAAGAGATATGCCACTGGTTAATTAGAACAAATGGAAGGAACCGCCCCACTGGGCTTTTGAAACACCTGATACCCCGTGTCCCAGTTTCGAACGCACCAGGAACTGGGATCTGATTGCTTTGCTTTTGAACTCAGTATGCACTTGTTCGATGGATCTAACATAGCAACATCACAATCGGAATTTGATAGACACTTTTGTTGACAGTCACTCGGTGAACTGTTTTGATAACTCATAAATGTAAGTCCACCGATGCTTGTATTAGAAGACCACTGAGAGGGCGTCGGTACACAGTTCCCAGTAGAGTCCATCGTGTAACCAGTGACACACGTCTTTGCTGAACAACTCATCGAAGGGAACGAAAATGAGTACGTGGCAACATTTGAAGAAGTCCCATTGACACACCGAAACCACCTGTACCCAACGAACCCAGTGACTGTCAAGATGATGACCAAAATAAAAAGAACGATTGCAAGACCCATTATAGTAAGACTCGAAAAAATGGAGCACCTCGTGAACAACATTCACCGTGTCAAGTTTCTCGAGACAACCATGTTCGTCGACTGTGACCGAGGTCAGGTTTCATTTGATGTGACTCGCGACGGAACAATGTATCTGGAGGGACACCTCGGTGTTTTGAAGGGTTCACAGGCCCTCGAGTTTTTTGGGTCCCTCGGAGAAATCAGCAGTCTCTCTTTGTATCATCACGACAGTGACTACGAAGAATCCTTGAGTTAAATAGAACCCACGCAATAAAAAACAAGCCAGATGTCTCTCAATCCTGAACAGCAACGCGCCCTTGATGACGTCATCGACGAACACAATGTCTTCATCACGGGAGGAGCTGGTGTCGGAAAAAGTTTTCTCGTGTCACATATCGTCTCGAGCACGCCTTGGATCGCAGTCACCGCTATGACCGGGTGTGCCGCGCTCCTCATCAACGGGACAACACTTCACTCGCATCTCGGAATCGGTCTCGCGAAGGAGTCGGCGGCCAAACTCGCCGCCAGCGTTCGAAAGTACCCCGGGGTCATCGAACGAATACTCATGATGCAGACACTCTTGATCGACGAGGTGTCCATGTTGAGCGACGAACTCTTTGAAAAAGTTTCCGAGTTTCTCAAAATCATAAAAAAGAATAAGAAACCATTTGGCGGTGTTCAACTCGTCCTCGTCGGTGATCCGTTTCAGTTGTGTCCAGTTGATGGAAAGTATTGCTTCACGTCGCCTTTGTGGGGGGAGTGCCACTTCCGAGTCCACAGGCTCGAGACGAACATGCGTCAAAAGGGTGACCCTTTGTTCAAAGAGATTCTCGACCGAGTTCGGTTCGGAGGGTGTTCCGTCGTGGATCTGAAGATCCTCGAGTCACTGAAAGACACGCAGTTTCCCGAGGGAATCAAACCGACGAGACTGTATTCGAAGAATGTGAGTGTCGACGCAATCAACATGAGTGAACTCTTTGATCTCGGGAACGGGACACTCGAGTACGAGTCGATCATCACGGGTGACTACGCGAAGCGTTGGGCCTCGACAAACAGGATTCCTGAAAAGGTTCGACTGTGTGTCGGGGCACAAGTTCTTTGTACCAGAAACTTCCCGGCGCTCGGACTCGCGAATGGGTCCCGTGGCGTCATCACGAAGATGGATGCCACGGGTGTCATCTTCAAGAAGATGAATGGAGACGAGGTTCGAGTGGCACTCTTTGAAGTGCCATTTGATAGCCCAGGAAACAAAGTCAAGTACTTGCCCGTGAAACTCGCATGGGCCATCACGATTCATTCGGCGCAAGGCATGACCATTGATGCGCTCGAAGTCGATCTCGGTTCTGACATTTTCGCCTTTGGACAGGCTTACACAGGTCTATCGCGCGCGACAAGTCTATCGAGCGTGCGAATCGTGAATGTCCTCCCGAGTTCTTTCGTGACGAGCCCAAAGGTGTTGGAGTTCTACAGGTAACTTGGGGAGCGAAGCTCCCCGATTTGAATGCTCTCAACACTCGAAGATTATAGGTAACTTGGGGAGCGAAGCTCCCCGATTCGAATAGCTACAAGGTGCGCACCTGAGCAACAATGAATTCTCCCGAGCACTCATTCTCTTTAAATAGCCGTCTTTGTGACACCCTTCTTCACCTTGATCTTCACAACCTTGTTACCATCCTGGCGGTATCTGGCGTAGATACCGTAAATCTTGCGACCGCCTGCAGCCACGGAAAAGTATCCGCCGCGAGGACCCTGATAGATCTGACGCTTCTTGACATTGAGATACTTTGTCCTGGTGGATCGAGCAGGGGTGCCAGAGGGAGAAAACGCGGCAATGGCACGAGCGGCGCGCTTCTTGGCGGGACCAGCGATGAGCTTCTTCATGTTGGCCTCGGCGGATTTGGCCGCGGCCAGAAGCTTCTTGTATCCGTTCTCGACTGGAGACTTTTTCTTCACAATCTTCTTCATGGAGGCTTCGGCAGCCTTGGCCGCCTTTAATAGCTTGGCATACGGGCTGGGAGACTTTTTCGATGGCATCTGTTGTAGTCTACTGAGAAAACTTTTCAAAAGAGACTTGGGTTTTCACGCGGTCTGATAGTGGAACCCATTAGGCTACAAGTGGCTGACGCTCGCCACTTGGTTTTTAAGCCTAAAAGAAAAAGTTCCCTTGAGTGGGTTCTTTTCCTCTGGTTCATCTTCAGCCACGTCCCCCTGAATCAAGAAACCACCTTCACGGTAGACACGTTTGCGCTTTGAAAACATCGCCCATAGAAACCCCCACGAGTCAACAATGTCAAAGATCAATGGTGGATTCTTTTTACCGTCGGTCTCTCGAAGGATCCGCCCGATGGATTGTTTAATGTCAGACTTTGGCGTCGTGAGAATCACCGTGTCAAGCGTGGGTATATCAAGTCCCTCGTGTGCCTGTTGAAACGTCCCGACGATAATTTTCTTTTTGGCAGACTCATCGAGGTGCTTTTGTTTCATGCCACCCATGTAGAGTCCGCTCGTGTGTTCAAACTGCGACTGGAGCCACTTGCAATGTTCACGTCTGTCACTCAAGACGAGAATCTGGCGACTGGGTGTCCTCGCGAGCGTCTTCTTGATGAGTTTCACAATCATCTCGTTTCGAACTGGGTTCTCCACGAGGGACGTGATCATGTTCACCAGGGACACCTTGCCCATTTTGTTTGTCGGCGGGAGTCCACGAAAGTCGGGACAATCAAAGGGGACCGAGTTCACAGTGACTTGTGATTGATTTTCCCTTCGGGCCACAAAGGTGTCCTCGCCAAAGAACCAGTGAAGAATCTTCGTGAGACCGTCTTTTCTATCAGGTGTCGCGGACAAGGCAAAGGCGTACCGGGGACACAGCTTGAAAAAGGCTTGTGAAAAGACTCGGGCACACACGTGATGCGCCTCGTCGACAAAGACGACGCCGATCGAGTCAAACTCTTTCGAAGAATACTCCTTCAAGGAGAGACTCTGGAGCATCGCAATCACAAAGTCGCAGTTTATTTCGAGCTTGTCACGTTGGACGATTCCTATCGTGGCACCGGGGCAAAACTGTTGGATTCGTTCGCGCCACTGTTGGGCCAAAAACTCCTTGTGAACCACAATCATGGTTCGCAACTTGTAATGAGACGCGACAGCCAGTGCTATTGTTGTCTTTCCGAATCCACAGTCGAGTGCGGTGATCAGATGTCCGTGTTTGACCATCGCATCAAACGCCTCATCTTGACGAGTCTCTTTTCTGAGCGTCCCGACAAAGTGTATGTTGGCCCGGGCTGGTTCAGGGCGCGAATCGGTCTCGGGCTTGCCAAACTTGGATTCTCCAAAGAACCTCGGGACGCAAAGACCCTTGGGTGTCTGTTTGAACACCTTGAATGAAGGGGGTCTCGCTCCGTAATCACCTTGGACGATGGGTCTGACTGTGAGTTCCTGTTTGAGTTCTTTGGTCTCGGCAGTGATGTATCCGACGCGTGACAACATGATGTTATTGTTGTTTAAAATTCTAATAGACCACTTGTTATCCGGATACTTGGTTTAAAATTCTAGTACACTAGTAGATGTCGGGCGCCTTGATTTCGCTCGTATCAAAGGGTGCACAAGACGTGTACATCACGAGTGACACTGGGAGTTCTTTTTTCCAGACAAAGTACTCCCGTCACACAAACTTTGCACAGGCTCCCAAGCTCATGCGCATGATTGGTGAATCCGTTGTCCCCATTGATAGTGGCGATCTCGTGAATGGTATGTGGTTATACGGCGGAGTCAATCAACAGGTGTCGATTCCTGGTGTCAATGCACCGCCGGGGCTCATAGGTTTTTTGCCAGGAACCGTGTTTGAACTGTGGATCGGAGGACAACTCGTCGACTCACACACGTTTGATTATCTATCAGACATATGGAACGTGTACTTGGCCGAGACCGAGACGAAGCGTTCGATGATGAACAATTTCATGACGACAGGTCTCCAAAATTTAGACTACACATTCTTTCCTCTTCACTTTTTCTTTTGCGACTCTGACATGTTTCTACCCGTGCTCGCTATTCAGTATCACTCTATTGAGGTGCACATCAAGTGGGGTCCCTATGTGAATCAGTTGTCTAGGACTCCACAGGTGTACTGCAATTGCATCTTCTTGGACACCAAGGAACGCGAGGCCTTTGTTCAAAGGGACTTGAGTTTTCTCATCACACAAGTTCAACGGTACCCTATGAACACGGACGCGATGGATTTGACGGTGTTGAATCACCCCGTGAAGAGCCTCTACTTTGGGTACCCATCGCTCGGTCTCTCATCCACGTGGTCCTTTGATTCGATTGACATTCTCTTGAACGGTACCCATCTTGTTGAAAAGATGTATCAGTCGTACTTTCACACGGTGCAAGGGTACTATCACTCCAAGTTTGGCAACATCCAGTTTTCGAGCACTATCAATTCACCCGTGTACACGCAGTACTACACATACAACTTTTGTTTGGATGCGACGAGTTTTAAACCAACTGGGACGTGCAATTTTAGTCGACTTGACAATGCCAAGATTCACATTGAGAATCATCAAGTGACGACCGTTTCCGGGTACCAAAAGGTTTCCCCCTTCACGCTCTACGCAGTCAATTACAATGTGTTGCAGATAAAAAAGGGTCTCGCTGGCATTCTTTTTGGCAACTAAATAGTAGATGTCGGTCCCGTTTGCAGTCACCTTTAATGCACTGGGGTCCGTTCCGTACACTGGCAGTCCCCAGACCGTGTACGTCACGTCTGCTTCGCCGGTCGAAGCAACCTTTTCACAGGTGTATCCGGGGGTGTCAACGGCGACAAACATCGGTGACCAAGTGTCTCTTCTCGTCAAGGGGACTGGGCGTTTTGCGGGGACCACGTACAATGCGAGTATCAGGGTTTCTGATTCGGGCTCTGGGGGTCTCAAAACACTTGACGACATCATCGTGTACTCTGATCATCAGACTTCCAACGAGCTAACATTCACAAACACGGTGACAGTCTCAAACATTTTCGGGACGCTCCCGAGTGGCATTCTCGATCAGGGTCTCTTGGTTGATCCACCACCCGCAATCACCTTCTTGACCCCATTCAGGAGTTCTGCAGGCACTGACATTGTCGTCCCGTGGCAGATTCCGACGAGAATTCAGACTGGGTTCTATCCAGATCCACTGCCACTGCTGAACAAGATGCACTTTTCGGGACTCGCAGAGTACGAGTCAGGGACTCTTGTGACTGATGCGGCGAATGCAATTGTGTTTACGACAACCGGCTCACCTGGTGAGCACCCGGTTATCATTGATGGATTCGCCGCGAATGCCTACGTCGTGTCCGTTCAGGAGTTTCAAGGTGGTGATCTCACCGCGTGGTACTCAAACTTTAATCCATCGTATCACCCAAGCACAATCACACTCGAGAGTCTCCCTGGGACACCGAGTGAACCATTCGCCGATTCGTATTCAGTGATGACACCCCGGGACATCTTCTCGCGCAAGATTCTTTCAGTGGAATTGACGTATCTATCCCCGGTGACTCAAGACCGCGCGAACCCGGAGAGCAACCCCGGTTTGAGCGAGTATCGTTTTCATTTCAACGCTTCGCAACAAGCGAATGCGTCTGGGTCACCCGTGAGAGACACTCGAGGTGACGTGTTTGTCCCTTCGTATCCCGATCCTCAGGTGGCCACGTTTCAGTCAATCTACCCAGATTGCTTTTACGAGATTACAATATCAGCCAACAATCTCGTGAATTCATCGTTTGGTGCAGGAAACGCGTATTCATTTTCATCTGGAGCCGCTCCTTATCCGGATAACTTGTTCGGCCCCCTATCATTCTCCACTGCGAAAAAGTACTCACAGGATGCCTATCGGGTCAGTAATCTTTCACTCGTGTCTGGTGGTCTCTTGTGGGGAAACGTTTCGACAATAACGAGTGACACGTTTGAATTCTACGTGATGACTTCAGAGTCTGACAGAGGGACCCTGCGGTCCCCAACAACCGTCTTGAGCAACATCACGACGACACCGAGTGGTCCTCACTTGAACTTTTACAACTTTGACGGGACTGATGACACGTACTCAAATTCGAGAGCCTCGTCGTTGACAAAGGTTTCCACGGGTGACTACTATGCCGGCGTCCCGGGGTACCAAGGGTACTACAAGATTGGTGCCGTGACTGCAAACGTCTCACTCGTGTCAAGTGGTGCACAACAATTTTTTGCACTCAATAATAATGGGGTCCAAATGAGCTCGTACTTTTATTATTGGGATGGAATCGTCGGCGTCCCAGACGTGACAACAAATCAACCCATGTTGCACGTTTCATCAAACACACTCGTGACGAAATACATCACGGGTGTGAATGTCATTGTTTCAACTTCAACATTTGATGCAAACGTGACTGGAGCACTCAATGTGGGACGCTTTGTTCCGTACACTGCAATCACATACACTGCAGATGGAAGTTCCTTTTCGGGACGGAGACAAGGTGACAAGGTGGTGTTCACCATTCAAAATACATCCTTTGCGAGTAGCGTCCCAGTGACATACACGGTCTTTAATATGAACGGGGGTTCGGTGCCCGTGCACGACTCATTCCTGACACTGATTGATGTCGCATCAAATACAACTGTGAGTTCATTTGGCACAGGGACCATCGGAACGCTTCGGTGGCTCCCAGGCGTGTCTGCGCAGACACAGACTCTTCCAGGAACAGTGGCACTCGAATATGATCACACACAGAGCATCGTGACTTCATACGCAAATGCGCTTCAGATTTCCAATGGGTTCTTTACGACAGATGTCCCATTGATCAATTATAGTTTGTGGCCATCACCATTGAACACAGTCGATTACAGTGGTATTGCTCACACTGGGTACCGGTTTGCAACGTTTTCATGGAACTTGCAAAACGGGGACACCAGTCCAACGAGAACCTTCACCTTTAATGGATTCTCGAGTACTTTCTATCTGAATTCATCAAGCGGTGTATCAATCGGAAGTCCATCAGGACCGAGTTTGTACTTTGCGTATAGATACATTGACGAGACCAACCCGGCCAACGGTGCCTTTAATACACAGTGGATCCAGCAGGGGTTCCAGAATGTCAGCGGCAACTCATTTACGATTTCCATCACAAGAACACCAAACAACAACACGTGTTATCTGTATACAGTCGTCGGATTACCCATGGGTACAAGTCTCCAATTCAGGAGTGTGCAGATTTAAAGTTCAAGTGGCTCCCGGGCCCTTCGCCACTTATGATTGAGTCTCGGCTACAAGTGGTTTCGCCTCACCACTTGATTTTTTAAAGAGACTACTAGTAAATGATCGGATTTGCTCCAATTGAAGAACCAGTGCAGTCGGTGAAACTCAGAAGGGGTCCACCGGTGGTTTTTAAACGGGAGGGTACAGAATGCAATTACATTGTTTTATTTTTTATTGTGGGTGTCGTGATGCTCGCACTTGGGGACGTGTCCAAGCGGGCTTAGGCACCTCCGGTGCCGCCGCGCCGCGGCCGGAGGCACCTCCGGTGCCGCCCAAGAACTTAATTGAGTGTAATCTCCTTCTTGTCCTTTGCCTTTTGTCTCTTTGCGGGTCTCACGCGAACCTCCTTGAGTTCATCGCCGCCACTCACAGACACAATGTCACTCATGTTTTCGTCGTCCAGAGACTCCAAAATGGGCTCGATGGTGGCCTCTCTCGTCGACGTGTTCACGGGCATTGGTGGCATCATGATTCCACCCATCAAACTCGAGATATCAAGTCCCGGTCCCTGCATTTCACGTCGCGACGAGGTCTGGGCTCCTCCCTTCACCGGTCTAGAAGACGTGTCTTCACGAGGACCCTGATTCATCTGCGTGTTTTTGACCGCATTCATCATATTTTGAACCAACTCGGGGTTCTGTTTGAGTACATCATTCATATTCGGAACCGCAGCCTTGAACATGCTGTTCGTCAAGTGAAACATCATACCGGATCCACCAATCATCATCATGAGTTTAATCTCGGGTGCCACGTGCATCTTGGTGCGGTACTTTGTGTAAAGCTCCTCGAAGACACCGTCGTAATCATCCACGTTTTCCATCACGCTCTCGGACCACCCGTCGAGCATGATGTCAAACGGATTGTACCGCTTATTCAGGAACTCGACACCGGTGACACACGCAATGAGCATCCTCCTCGAAAACTTGATGGATTGCTCAGCCTCAATGCCATAGAGAAGCCTCTTGTACTCTGTTCGAATCTCGGAGATGTCCGAATAGGCGTTCAACCGCTTATTCACGTTGAGACCCTTTTTCTCGAGACGAGCCAATTTGTTCAAGAGATCCGCCTTTTCGTCGTCAATGGACGAGTATCCAGGTGACGGCTTTTCCTCCTGTGGGGCTCCGCCGCCGTACCCACCCTCCTGACCCCCGGGACCCATGGGCTCCTCCTCCTCTTCCTCCTCACCGTCGTCCTCCTCTGGTGCAAAGTCCCTCTGGAAAGAAGGTGGAGGCTGCGATCTCTTTATTGGATTCGTGAATGCATCCATGTTTTCGTTGAAGCGAGGAGCGCTCACAGGCGGTGGTCTCGGGGCCACGGGTCGTCGCTTTGGGGCCACCGGACGAATCTCAATCTCGTCGAGCATCGCCTGTTCATCGTCATTGAGCTTCATCACGGTGACTGGAGCACTTCGTTCAAGCACGATGTTGTCATCCATCTCTGGTTTCTAAATGGAAACTATTGTCAAACCTTTAACGCGCTCAGCAGAAAAAAAATAAGTCAGACTTGTAAATGATGAAAAAGATTCCATCCTGGATGATCCTGATTGTTGTCGCCATTGTTCTTGGCTTTCTCGTGTATCGCACCAGCGGATACACCGGGTCTCCCATCACGACCAATCAGGGTGACAGCCTCCCCGCGTCCGTCACCGGATCGACCCCGCAAACGTCACTGTCTTGCATCCCCGACGCGTATTACTCAGCAATGGATGGTTCCGGTTACGGGATCTGCGGTCTGCAGAAGGACATCAAGCAAACCATGAGCTATCTCATCACAGGTGATGCGAGTGACACTCAGTTGGGGGACTAGAGACAACTTTGAGGGGACAGAAGGTCCCCCGAATTTAGATGCCACTCAAAAGCATCTAATTATTCTAAGAACCAAGCACGAAGCGCTTGTGACCCAAAGGTATCTAATTCAGAGGGCTTCGCCCTCAAAACCCAAGTGGATGCAAAAGTTCACTTAAATTCAGGTCACTCGGTTGGGAGAACCAAGCTAGTGCGGAGCACGACGTCGCTTGTGACCAAGAACCCTGTTTTTTCTTCTACTTGTAAAGTAAATGTCTGGAGGCATTACGCAACTCGTGTCCATTGGCGCTCAGGATGCCTACATAGTTGGTAACCCCGAGGTGTCCTTTTTCCAATCCACGTACAAGAGACACACAAACTTTTCTCATCTCGTCTTTCGACAGATTATCCAGGGGAACCCATCCAACGGAGGCATGTCGACTGTTCGATTTGAACGCAAGGGTGATCTCCTCAGCTACGTGTACTTGACAAAGAAGAATTCGTCTGGCCTCCAGGAGTTTCAACTCGATGACATTGAATACATCGAACTCTTGATTGGGGGACAAGTGGTGGACAAGCAGTACACAGACTTTTCTTGGAACGTGGCGAATCCCTTGCTCGTGACATCTCAAAACAAGGCGTCGAGTGACCCCAAAAAGTTTTATCCGCTTCACTTTTGGTTTTGCGAGAGTTGGCAATCGGCTCTTCCACTCGTGTCCCTTCAGTTTCACGACGTTGAACTCAGAATCAGATGGAAGAACCCCGGTGACTTTCAGTACGAGTGCTGGGCCGATTTCATCTTTCTCGACACACCTGAACGAACAAAGTTTTCGAGCGCCAAATCTCAGAGTATTCTGATGTATCAGGTTCAGACACAACCCTCGTCCAAAGGAAGCGTTCAGCCACTCGTGTTCAATCAGCCCGTCAAGTTTTTGGCGTGCTCGAGTAACATCCTTGGGTCCGTGTCTGACACGATCAAACTCCAACTCAACGGAACAGACATTGGTGACGAAAAGGTGTACGATCAGCACTTTAACGCGATTCCATTTTATTATCACTGTCCAAACGCCTCAACCACGTACACCACATTCTTGTACCCATTCTGTCTCGACACGACACGTGTTCAGCCGTCGGGGTCGCTCAACTTTAGTCGTCTCGACTCTGCTCGGTTTGTGTCTTCATCCGGGGGCGTTTTTGACTTTGGTGAATACATTTACGCAGTCAACTACAATGTTCTCAAGATTGAAGATGGCATGGGTGGACTCATGTATGCGAACTAAGACCGAGCACGAAGTGCTCGTGATACCAGAGTCTGACCTTCGGTCCCCTCAAAGTTGTCTCGTGACCCAGGATATCCAAATTCGGGGGACCTTCGGCCCCCTCAAAGTTGTCTAAAAGAAGTTGTCTGGTAAATAGTAATGAACAAGCTCGTTTTGATCGTGATTCTCGTAGCCTTTGTTTTCATCGTGACGTATGACCCCAAAAAGGGAAAAAAGTTTTTGCCGCTCGAAAAGTATCAGGAGGAACCGGTGGTCACCGTCCCCGAATGTGACGAAAAGAGGTTCCTCGAACTCCAGGGGCTCACCGGATTTTGTGCAGGCCAAAACAAAGAGCACCTCGGGGCGGTGATCAGCAGTCCGCTCGAGGGTGGCTCCAACGTTGTCGGATACGAACCCGCGCCATTTTAAACTCAAAAAAGTCACCGGGGACCATAGAATGGATCGCAACACCATGATGATGATTGCTATTGCAGTGCTTCTTTTGGCCGCCTTGTACTTGTATCGTGAAAACCAAAAGCTGAGAAAGCCCGTTGTCACGGACCCGGTCGCCGCCGATGTCCCCGCCCCCAAAGAAAAAATCGCTGAAAAAAGTGTCCCTACAGAGTCAGAATGAAAGAAATTCGCCACAAAGCCATCGTGATTCCGAGATCAGGTGACCGGTTCCTCACGGTCCGTGACTCTCGGCACCAAGAGTGGATCTTCGTCACAGGAGGATGCAAAAAGTCCGAGATGAACGATCCACTCCGATGCGGTCTCCGTGAACTCGAGGAAGAGACCCGGGGTGTCTTCTCCATCAGGGAGGGACACTACACAACATTTGAATTTGAAAGTTCGTACAGATCCCCAGAAGAGTTGAAGAATGATCGAGCAGAGGGACTCGTTGTTTCCCTCGTGTATCATGTTTTTCTTATTGATGTGGATCTGACACCAGAACATCAACAAAACATTGTCAAGACATTTCACATCAATAAAGACCGCATGGATTCAAACAAGCGAGACGGTGTTCGAATCAAACGAGCCTACGATGAGAATGATGACATTAGCTTCGACACACTCGAAGAGTTTAACCGAAAAAAACGCTGGAGACTCATTGTCAACAACGTCATTGACAATCCAAAATTTTACGAGGCGCTCTCATCAGATAAGGAAAAGGTGCCCTTTGTATGGTAAGAGACCAAAACACCTTGTGATAAGGTTCCAAGAACGCTATCACGAGAAGAACAATCTACGATCGCGCGCGTGCTTCGCACGCTTGAGACCAAAACACCTTGTGATAAGGTTCCACGAACGTCACCAGTTTAAAAATACAAACCCAGTGAAACCATGTTCAAGTCGTGGTGTCAGCCGTACGCGAATGCGAGTTGTTTGTCACATGCGCTCATGGATGGAGGAGTTCTCTCGGTCCCCTTTGAGAAGCTTCAAGAGTTTTATGAGGTGTACGTTCAAAGCGTGTGCGAAGGTGAACAAGTTTTTGTCGTCGAACGAGAGACACCCAATTACAACTTTTACTTGGACATTGACTACAAGGATGATGATGAGTTGTCACTCGCTCAAGTTCGGACACTGAGTCAAATTATCTGTGACAAGATTCAGAGCATCCTCGAAAGGGAGTCACCCGCACTCGTGTGCATCTCCGAACCAAAACCCAAGGACGGAAAGATGAAGACTGGGATACACATAAATTGGCCAGGACTTGTCGTGAATCAAGAAGGGGCGTTCAACTTGATGCACCACGTGATTTCAACCTTGAACAACGTGTACTCTGATCGAGACTGGTCAACCGTGATTGACGCATCTGTGTATGGACCACCGGGGTCAAAGGGCTCTGGGTTTCGACTGCCGTGGTCACACAAAAAAGTCAAGGGTGTCGTTGAAGGCGTGTATCTCCCAATCTTCGAGTATCGTCAGGGGGAACTCCGTGACACCAGTCAAGAACCAAGCGTTGAAAAACTTTTGATGGCGACGATTCGAACACAAGTCGAAGAGGTGACACAGGTACCGGAATGTGTCATTCTCTGTCAGCCAATCAGGAAACGAAAAGAGGGTGACTTTACACCTGGTGAACTCAAAAACGAGGTGAACGACTCGGAACTCTCCGCCCTCCTTGAAACATTCATCCGGGTGAACATGCCTGGTCAGGGAAACACTCGGGTCCAAAAGATTTTCAAAGTTCGAAACAAGTTTCTCGTGAAGACAAACTCCAGATACTGTGAGAATATCAGACGCGAACACTCCTCAAATCACGTGAAGATTGTCATTGAACCCAAGGGGCTCATCCATCAAGAATGTTTTTGCAGATGCGACACGGTCAAAGGGAGACACCACGGTCTTTGCAAGGATTTCAAGAGTCGTGAGCACCAACTCTCAAAGAGGATCTGTGACTTGTTGTATCCTCCAGCAGAAAAGAAGAAGTGTTTATTTCCCAAGCGGTGAAGTGCGCAGCACGAAACCGCTTGTAATCCAGAGACGAATGAACAGCTCGCGATTCTATTAAAAAAGTAATGCTTTGATACAGTAGACAAAAATGGTCACCACAAGAACTCGTTCTGGACGCACTGTCAAGGAGCCTGTTCGCTACGAGCCCGTTGAAAAGGTCACGGATGACTTTGCAGAAGACGAATACGACTCTGACGTTGATCTCGACGCATCAGACATTGACGACGAAGAGCTCATTGGCGAGGACTCTGATGAAGAAGAGTCTGAGGACGGTGATGATTCTGATGCCGATGAAAATGGAAATTTGAAGGATTTTGTCGCGTACTCGGAGGACGATGAGGAAGACTCTGATTATGAAGACGAGGAGGAAGACTCTGAAGAGGACTCGGAAGAAGAGGAAGACTCTGATGATGAAGACGAAGACCTCGAGGACTCGGAAGACTACTCCGAGAGTGACGAAGAAGAGGACCCGCCTCTTTCCAAACCACCGTCACCCAAAACACCGGTGGCAAAACGGGACTCACCAAATTCTTCTCGTGCGCCCACCGACGACGATAAAAGTGTGACAACAGAGTAGAATGCAGACTGATATGAGTCCGATTGACGATTCTTACGACCCTGTTCCGCCGCCACCAAGACCCTCACAGCGTGAGTATTTTCAGGAGGGGTACTATCAGCCTCCACAACAGTTTTCACCACAGTATCAATCTGAGAAAAAGGAGGGATTTTTTGCTCAGTTTGACAAGTCAACGTGGTTTATCGTAGGACTTTTAATTTTAATAGCCTTTTTCATGGGAAAGACTATGCAACCGGTTATATTAAAGGCGTGATCACAGATGTTCTTTAGGCTCTCCCACCTGATTTCACAGCAAGACGTATGATCATAATAGTGAATATGAATGAAATTAAAAGTTCAATCATACTGAGTATATTCAGCGTGTTTGTTGACACCTTTTTGTTTAGATACATCACCATCACAATCACGTTAAAGAAAAATCGAATGACGAGATACATCGCAAAAAGTGAGATGAGCCCAAACTTCATTTACAAGTACCATGAGAAGAAAATTCAGAACCCAATAAGGTTCCTCCACCCCTTGTTATCAAAGACGTCCCTGTAATTGTATGAGTCGGCGTCCTTTAAAGACACGGGACCATCGGTGTCATCGTAGTACCCGACAACTTCTTCCTTTTTCGTTCTTGTTAAAGCCTTTTTCAGGGGTTTTAAAAAGTACACGAGGAGACCAACGTTAATTATGAATGAGATGAAAAAGAGGATGTCCCACATTTAATTTTAGATTAGAAAATTTAAGCAGTTTCTGTGACCGGGGCTTCTGTCACTTCGACAC